ACTATAGACTGCCTCTGTAGGCACAGCTACATAATCAACATCCTTATTAGTAAGACCTAATAGCTCATCGCGTATCTTACCACCTACTTCATAAAATTTAAAATCTTCCATTTTAATAAAAATATTATTCTTCCATTTTATCAAATGACTGTATTAACCCTTCTTACCAGTCATAGACGCATCCTATTATTCTGTTCTTCTTAACGAATCCATACAATTGATCAATGGCTTCCTCATATGTTATGCCTGGAAAGAGTGGACCATATGAGTTTTGATCTTCCTCAAAGTTCTCAGGGCAGGTAAAGTCCATATAACGAATCTTAGAATATCGTTCAAAGTATTCATAGCTATCCAGATAGGGAGGAAGACTTACATAGCCATCAGTAGGCAATAAGTTATATGTGTCTAGAATTTCTAACGCCTGTTCTTTAGTAATAATTCCTGCATCAGCTTCCTCAAACAGTTTATCAGCTATTTCGCCTTTAAGCTGTCCTACTTCTGCTAGCTTACGGGTTAATAAACTCAGCTTACTAGATACTTCTTCCGTCATATATAAGTGGATATTTGTTAAACTCCTCATCAGTACCTTCAAATGGAGTGATATTATAGTTATAATATTCGTCCCAATCTATACTATTTAGTACCTTAAGGATATCTTCGTCTGTCATATATTCATAATCATATCCTTCTGCTGTCACTATAAACTCCTCATCAACTATGCTAATAGCTAATTCATAAGCATAATCATCAGCAGCTTTAGACATGTTATCATCATACATAGAAGGTGCATAAGCGACCACAAATTCATTCTTGCAGTCGTTTATGCACTCAATTAAATACCTATTCATTACTGGTCTGCTTCTATATCAATTTCTCCTTTATCTAATGACTTAGACTCCTCTCCTAAGAATCTAAAGCATTTAAGTTTGTAAGCTTCAGATAAACCATTCTCAATGCGAATCACTATACCTTCATGTGGTACATCATTGTGGCATGTAGGTGAAAGTTCTTCCATGTAGAACCTTTTATCATTAGCTAGCTTTTGGATAAAATTCTCATTCCAATGCTCAGTCTCATCAAGCTCTGGATATAAATCCTTAGCATATCCGTAATATAACTGTTCTACCGGAGTAAGTCCTTTATCTTTACACCACTGTTGTACTTGTCTAGCAGAGAATTCAAATACCACACCATCTGGATTTGTATAAGTAATACGGTAAATTTGGATACCGAAATTCTTACCATATTCATACGGTGTAGTCTGAGTAGTAGGATCCCATACAGGTCTCTCATAACCATAGTCATAAGCTTTACCATTCATTGCTTGAATAGCCTGACCTGTAGGCAGCCATCCTATGATTTCATAATAAAGAGTAAGTCCTTTAGTAAGATACGGAGACAATTTAGAATGAGCTTCACCCCAAATATCACAACCATAATATCCTGCACTTGCTTCTTTATTGTAATACTGATTTTTAACTACCTTTCTAGAAGACCATAAGTAGTCATACTTAGTGTCTGGAACATCTATGAACCAGCTAGCCACCTTGTCTTTCCATCTTAATGGTCTTTTACATAGTACATCGGCAGAAATACCTGATGTTCCATGTACTTTGGAAGTAATACTAATAATATCATTAGGTTTAATAACCCAAGGACATTTCTTAATGAGAACAGTATCATAATGAAATCTAAACTGATTCTCTACTAATTTACTAATACCTTTAGGCTGCTTAGCTTGCCTAGAAGAATTTCCAGAAGTTTTAGGAGGATTCACTACATACTTCTTACAAAGTATATGTTTATCCAAACTATCAAATTCTGTTCCTTCTTTTAAGTTGGTAATTACTTCATGAGATTCTCCTATAAAATCCAGCCATTTATATAACGAATCTATAGGCATTATAAATCCCTCTGAAGGAACTCCCTGCAACTTAATAGGCTTTACCCTACCATTATCCTCAAAGAAACCTGGAGAAGCTTCCTTGTTAGCATTGAATTCATTGTGTCTAAATAGATTATTAGCTGCCAAATATTTATTAGTAATCTGACATCCTACAGGGAAATATATATATTGCCCTGGTTGAGTATCCTTAGATACGGATATCATATAACCATCTACATGAACACATTTCATCCTTTCACATTTAGGATTAGGGTGTGGTGTGAAATCTTTTACTTGAATTATCTTAGCTGCATAATTAACATTAAACTTAGAAGATCGATTTATACGCATGTATTACGGATAATTTCCGTCTGTAAATAGATAATCTATACAAGTGTCCAATCAGTACGCTCTACAGCATCAGGGAACCACTTAGTTACCTTGTAATACTGATTAGAGTTAGGCTTTGGATAACATACTATACTGCCCTTAAGCATAGTATACCTTCTACCAGAAGGATTAGTAACTGTCTCGCCTATACGCATCATAGATAATGCTTCTCCAAAGTCAAATACTTGTTTCTCCATAATCTTAAAAATTTATTTGGTTTTACAATTAGCTTCTAAGTAGTCATAGAGTTCATCTATGTTCTTTAGAATCTCATTACCTTGCTCGTCTGTAGCAACTATACGTGGGTCTTCTGATTTCTCATACACCCACCATTGAATCCAGTCCATACCTTCTTCATTATAATACTCAGACAGAAGTAACATTGCTAAATCCTCAGCATTGGTTACTAGTGGACTTTCCATTATATCAATGCCCATATTGTAAAGCTTTCTCATTTGCTCTACAATATTAGTAAGAGAGTGAATTGCATGTAGAAATGTAGTCTTTATCATACTATTTTATCGAAGTTATCGCTCATAGTTTGAATTGTAGCCGAATCATAGTGTTTTAATAAAGCAAGATAATAATCAAATATAGATTGGTACAAATCATCCTTTTCAGCATCAGTAAGGGAGTTGCCAGCAAGGGACACCATTAAATCAGCTATATTAGAGCTTAATAATACAGATGTTTTATTTATCATCTAACGTTACAAATAGAGTAGCCAGTATGTCCAGTATCTTTTTATCACTCATATCATTGATAGTTAGTAATGTTTCTCGAATTGAGAACACATCATTATCTGGGCGATAATGAGTTCTCATGACTCTAATGACATCATCTACATCTCTGATTAAAGTATCTTCATCATAAGCTATATCGTCCCTGTATTTAAAGAACTGGATTTTGGGCTTACCTTCCCTTCTATATGCTACTATATAATTCATTCCCGTGTAAGTTCAAATTCACGCATAAAGTTAGCAAATACTTGTGCCAACGACTCATCTTGTTTGTTGTTATAGTAATAATTGAATGCATGAAACACTTCATGCCAGAAAGAATTCTTAATCTGTTCTTCAGTCAGATTAACTACCTTTCCATCATCAGTCTTCATGCATTCTGCTACCTTTATTTCTAATGTTAGATTACAATGAGAACCAAAAGTATCACCATCATCTATAAAATCGCACAAAGTGACTTTATACCAATGATTGGCTATTCTAACCTTACTAGGGATGTCATATTTATTCATAATCCCTAATACATTTTAGAACTGGCTGTAGAGGACAACCTTCATCGCTAAGATAGAAGTACTTCACAGTAGCCATCTTACCAATAATTTCATCCATTCTGTCAAGATATTCCCATTTTAACTCACGAGGACCCATAGGTTTGGCTTCAAACTCTTTACCCTCTTTAGTTTTACATACAAATACCATGTCTTCGGGACGTAATCCTTCACTATAACCAACAATTTCAAATTCTGCGTCCTTATACATTTTGACTTTAATCATAGCATTAGTTCTTCCTCCAAAGTTATATACCTTAGAAGGATCACGAATAACTATTCCCTCAAAGCCTTCACCTACATACTTGTCATGTAGTTTCTGTATATTAGCCCAACCAACAACTGTTTCTTGAGGAACTATTTGGAACTTCAATTCTCCATCATCCCATTCTCTTTCTGGATTGAAACCTAAATTCAATTCATCAGTAATGTCATGAAGAATATCTAGTCGTTCCTCAAATGTTTTGGTACTATCCATTACATCATAAATATAATATTCAAGCCAATCCATTCCAGCTGTATCTTTCTCCAATCTTGCCGCACCACTGATCTGCTGTAGAGATTTACCATGTTTATATAGTTCACCATCTAATACAATATCAGGATGCTCTTCAAAGAATTGAATAAGTTTTGGATTATGACGCATGAAGGAAGTTGAAGCATCGTAATCACCACCTCCTCTAGAGGCAGTTCTTACTTCCCCATCCTTCCAATAGAAAGAGCATCTAACTCCATCTATCTTTCTGCTACCATACCAGTATTTAATCTTATCGAACACACTGGTTGCAACTTTGTCAGCTTGTTTAGCTAACATATGCTTCTTAAATCCATTTGAATCAGTAACACCATTACCTAAGTGTTCCTCAACAAATGCCTCAACTGCTACAGCATTATTAATTTTAATTGAAGATGGTAGCAGTTTATACCCTTTATCTGTGTATTTCTTTAAATGAGAGTTATACTCTAATCGAGCCTGTTCAGATACGGTTCTTTTAACCTTACCTTTATAAATCCATATCTCTGGCTGTACAGTTACTTTACCACCATATTGATATGTCTTTCTTCTAATAACAAACCCATGTTGAGCATCATCCCATTCGTAACTAATCTCAACTACTCTAGTTTTACCCTTGTTGTCTTTAGTTACTAATATGTCCATATTAATTTACACTCTTATGCAATTAATCAAGATCGTCAATAGTTACAGATTCATTACAATCTTTAATGAGCGAGTTTACTAATTCAGCACGCTCTGTAGTTAACTTCTTAGCTATCTCCTCTGCTTCCTCCGCCTTTGCACGATATTCAAATTGCATCGCATAGGCTTTTTGGATTTCTACGCCTAATTCCGTAATCTGCTTACTTCTAGTTATTACTTCTTCTGCGTTTATCATATAGATTTAACAGACTTATATTTAGAACCTTTATGCTTAGATACATAGTCCATAGCCTCGGCCCTACTAGAAGTCCACTTAGTAGGGCCACTTCTATCCGTATATATCACATATATGGATTCCGGCATAGAAGTAGGTTCATCTATTATTTCATAACAAGCATCTTCAACAACTATATTTATATGTTGTCTTAATTTATCTTCTAACCCCATATGTAATTATCTAATTGACGTGATTCCATAAATTCTCCTCTTAAATCTTTAACACATTTCATATCCCAGCGAGTTCCAGCATGTCTAAGAGCTGCAGCTAGGTTATTATTGTATTCGAGATTGCTAGAGGGTATAAATAAATCTTTAGACTCCCATACTGTAGACAGATTAGTCTCCTCGTACTTTATAATGCACCATAAATGATTTCTATGGTCATACTTAGACTCTACTGTCTCAAATACAATCTTCTTAGTCTCTGGATTAACTGCGACTATTCTTGCATTTGTAATACCCTTTATCTTAAAGCATTTACCTATTACCTGACTTGCTAAGTCATTCTGTACAGATACAAGAGCATCCTTCAGTTTAGAAGTAGCCGCAATCAATCCCTCAATCTCAGAAGGTATATAGTTATCCATTTAAGCAATAATTAATTAATTCCAGTGTGTCCAAATCCACCTTTACGCTCTGTTTCATCTAACCTAGCAACTTCTTCCCATTCAGCTACTTCATGTTTAGCAAGAACTAATTGCATTAGTCTCTCACCATCATTAATACGAACAGGAACATTAGATGTATTAGTTAGGATGATACCTATCTCACCTCTATAATCAGCATCAATAGTGCCGATTCCATTAGTAAGAGTGAGTCCCATCTTTAGTGCTAATCCACTTCTCATTCTACATTGTAGCTCATATCCTTGCGGAATAGCTACAAATAGACCAGTAGGAATTAAACATCTACCTCCAGGTTTAATTTCAATAGTCTTAGCTACTTGAATGGTTGGTAACTTCTCACCGGTGTAGTTGCCCTCCTTATCTACTACGCCTTTGCTGTTAGGGTCTTCCATTAGACCAATACCAACAACATCAGCATCAAAGAAGAACTTCTCTGGTTTACCATCTACTAACTTAATTCTGCTGAAATCTCCTCTGACATCCATGCCAGCAGAGAATAAGGTTTCATACTTGGGAAGCTCCCATTGAGATTTATTTATTACTTGTACTTTCATTGAGTGTAAACGAATAAATTGAATTCTTAGTTTTAAATATCTTTTTATTCCAATCTATAGACATTATATTAGAAGTAGTATACCACCTATCAGTATTATCAAGGACTAATGGTAGACCTTCTGTAAAGGCGGGAGTCACACCTGATTCTGTAAACCCTACCTTTTGTCTAGCATTATTAATTCCCTCAATCTTAGTGATAACCATATATCCTTTCTTAGCATGTTCTAAAGAGTACCCTTTGAACCATTTGATAATGACTTCAAATTTACATTCATCAGCTTCGGTATAAAATGCTTTCACCAATAAATCATTATCATAGACTGCTAGGAATGGATTCTCTCTGGCACTACAACTCCCTTTAATCTTAAATGCCTTCTTACGCTCCTTGTAATGGTTTATATCGAAGGTTTCTAAATTGAAGCAATACCCAGCCATTTCTGTTAATTGATCTCTCAACTTAGTGGAAGACTGGCTATCGTAAACATATTTAAACGTTAGCATTCAACTATATAATATTTAGGAAATATAATTCCATCTATTTCTAGTTCTACTTCCTGAACAGTATCAAACACATCAAATATACTGTCATAGTAAGCATCAGCCATCTCTTTACATGTCACTACAGATGGTTGATTAGACTGACCCTCCATTGTTTGTTTAAGTGAGTCTCTATAGTTGTTAACTACCCTATTAGCATCGCCATCATCTAGAATAAGAATAACTTTACCGTTAATTCTGTATTCATAGATGCCATTCCATATACTTTCTTCTTCGGAACATGTATTTAGAAATGGTTCTAACTCTGCTTCAGCGGCAGTATTGAGTCCTAAATGATAAGCAGTCATATATAACTGCCCTGGATTTTCAAATCCCTTTAATCTTGCTAATTTAATAAAATCTGTGTAGTGCATAGTAATTAACTTAATATATAAGCATTAGTTTTGGTTCTTGATAAAGATACATATTGAAGCTGTCTAAGTTCATTAATATCTCTATCCAACTTTAGATTACCCATGTCTACGAACACATTGTTATAGGAACTCCCTTGACTTCTGTGTGCAGTTATAGCATAACCATAGTCGAACGTCTGTGGCTTAATAACTCTATTATCAAATAACAGAGGAACTGGAGTAGCAAACGATTTTACCATATCGAAATATATACCCCATAAATACTTAGATTTAGTCCTGTTACTCCACTTTTTAGCTTGTATTGCATCAAGCCTTACAGATTCTATCTTCTGAGCAAGTGTATGTAAATAGTCAGGATTTATATTATCTGGGTCTATTATGAATACGTTCATTAATCTCTTATCAACGCTATCATATAGGCTCAGCTCGAACCCCGAAAGTCTCATAAAATGAGGAATGTTTCTAGAGGTTCTGCGTATGTTAATAATAATATAGTCAGAAGAATTAAAGAACATGTCGCCATCGTATTCAAAGTTCTCACACCCAGTTAGAAACTCTGATTTATGATATGGCTCATTGTCTGTAAATAATAATCTTCTGACACAATCATTAAAACCTTTTACGCGCTTATTAGTATATGCTATAAGTTTAGTATGGTTTACATTATTATGTGTCATACCATACTTAATTTCTGGTAAGGCATCTAGCATAAACTCTTTAGCATTATTATAACAAAAGAGAGAACCCTTCTCTCCGATTCGTGTTTCAAATCTAGCTATAGGATTCTCTCTTAATGTTAATAATATGGGTGCTAGGGCAGTGTCTTCATCTTGTCTGAATATCTTAGTAAGACGTATTACATTCTCATGTTCGAACACCTTACTAAGACCTCCATTATTCACAGGAGCTATTTGGGCAATGTCCCCTATAAACAGAATCTTACACTGATAAAATTCACAATAGTCTACAAGTAAATCATAAAGTTCATCACTAACCATAGAGGCTTCATCTATGATAATTAATCCCTTATTAGGAATGTTACCCATACCTTCAGAATAGAACTTCAAATCCTTGTAGTCTAAGTTAAATATATCTAGCTTGGGAGATAATGCTAATAGTTTATGTAATGTAGTAGCTGTATAGCCTGTAGCCATCTCTAGGACTGCTTTAGCTTTGTGAGTAGGAGCACACAACTTAAAGAATTCTGTTCCTTTGGTACTATCTAAATACTGTACGAACTCATTCATAACTGCTGTTTTACCTACTCCAGCATATCCAGTAAGAACTAATATTCTTTCCGGACTATCTAAGAACTTAATCATCTTATCAATAGCATACAACTGCTCATCTGACCAAGCTATCTTATTCATAACTATTTATCCCAAAATTTATAAGTTATGTTTGTTAACTTGTACTCTCCATCCTCAACTATAACCTTATAAAGCCTTTGGTTGGTGTTTGGATTATTAAGTGGTCCACATTCTTCAATGTAAGGGCCGAGCTTAACGTAATTAAAGTTCTTCAGATCAATTTCCTCTGCTAATGTAGCTCTACCACTATACCACCCAATCTTTATGTTAAGTGGCACTGTCTCCTGCCATTGCATCTCAGTTTCAGCCGGAATTATTACCTTAGGAAACTTTACCTCTTTATGAATAGTAAAGGAATCTACTATCTTAGTAGTAGTTAATGCCCTTACTAAACCAGCATAGTGATTAATGAGTTTAGGGTCATTATCGCCACCCATAAAACAGATAGCAGTAATACCTTTATTCTCATTAATGAGTTTCTCTATCCTAGTAATTGTTAGAGGTTCTCCAATGTCCTCTGCCAAGTAAGAGCTATGACAGCCTGGACAATGGCAGGGACAATTGGATATATTAATGGCAAGAGTGGTTTCATCAGGAATTTCCCTAAATACTATGTCATATCCTACATATTTAAGCATGTGCGTAAAATCTTCTGCTAGCTTCTTCTTGTCTTGCTTGACTGAAGTTACTAACACGTTTTAAATAACCGATAACTCTAGTAGCATAATCAATGTTCTTACTACCACACTTAGGACATTCTTTGAGATATCTTTTATCAATATGTCCACAATCATTACAAATAGTATTTGGAATATTAAATGTGAAATAGTTAGTACCATTGACAGCTGCCACTCTCAACAAGTTACGATACTGTTCCTTACTAAGATGTTCATCTAAATTCATGTGCAATGCACTACCTCCGTCTAAGTATTGTACATATTCCTTGCCATGTAATTTGAACTTATCTAGTATAGTAAGAGATGTGTCTTCAACAGCATAGAAATAGCTATTATAGCAATCTCTAGGAACTACATAACCTGCTTTCCTGTCCCAATTAGCATGTTTAACCCCAAGGTTCTCTGCCCTTCTGTTACGCCTGCCCCCTAGCATTGGAGCAGTGACCTAGTAAATGATATAAGTCCTTGTTAGGACCATAGTCACCACATAATTCGAGTTCTTTGGTAAGTCTAGCAATGATGGCGTCTTGTTCATTATCGTAGTTTCCCAAGTTGATGGTCTGGTAGTTGTGCATTATACGTGCTACCCATTTGCCATTCCTTAACTGGTTAACTCCAATTACTTTACCACCCTTGCGTATGTTCTTCATGTTATCCTTGTGCTCACATACTCTAAGATTCTCCAATCTGTCGTCTAGTTTATCACCATTTATATGGTCAACTACGCATTTGACTGAATACTCTCCTTCATATACTCCCATTAGATATCTATGAAGTAATACCTTCTTACCATTTATACTTATAGCAGCATACCAAGTATCTCCACCCTGTTTACGAATGTAAACTTTATACTGTTTCAACTCTTCTACCTTATCCAAATCCACTTTAATTCTAGCTGTCTCATTGCCTTCCTTATCATAGGTAATGCATTCAGCATAGTTATCATGTAAAATGTACTCATTAGGGTCATAGATTGTTCTTGTGGTAATCTTACCCTTATGATACATTTGCATATAGTGTTTTTTGCAGTAAGGTACTCCCTCGAATCTTGCGAACGCTTCAGCATCACAAGCTGTGCATTTAGTTCCTTTTAATGAATTGCTTCTCTTCATGTTAGTGTTCCTTCTATTAAAGTTAATACACAAAGATACTACATTTCCACCAATAAAACAAATGTACTAGGTGGGAAATCACTTCAGATTTCCTCTACATGTCACCATGTAGTGCAGACTATCACATACTCTCATTGCTGAGAGTCCCATTCGTTTAGTCGTTCAGGCTGCCATTACGCTTGCCCCTTGTTGCCTACGATTTACACGTAGTGGTTCCAAGTCAATTAGATTGGGTTTAACGTGCCCACAAGTTTTAGGCACAAATTCAGTATTGAACATCAACTCCTTAGTCTTAGCTTTACGATTCTCATCGCTAATAGTCTTAAGGATAGATTGCATAAATTCTCTGTAAGTAGGATTGTCATTAACTGGAATTCCTAAGAACTCAGCAGCTTCGATAACTCCATTAACACCTACAGTCAAATACTGTTTCTTCATATGAATGAATCCAGCAGAATAGACAGTTAGTAAACCATCATTTAAATAGTCTTTGAGTAATTCATTATATGCAGTTTGATATTTATGAACTTTCTGAACGTTTTCACGTAAATACTCAATCATATCGTATCCGTTATTAACTGCATCTTGAACTAATCTATTAATATTTAAAGTCATTACAGATTTACTACCAGTAGCAATACCACCAGCTCCAAGAGAATAACTAAATTGATTATCAGTTACTTCATTGCGAAGTCTACAACAACTTGACAGACTGTCTGCTGAATCAGACATATAAGTAAAGAATGAGTGTCCCTTACTATACATCTCTGCTGTAAAGTCTGCCCATTCTTTATCTACTACATCCTCTCCATCAGTAAGAAGTGCTACAGTTTCAACCATTCTGTTACACCTCACCCTCGGTAGGTGAGTGATTTATTAAGTATTCGTATTTCTTGTTCTCACTACTAACTATCTTGCCATAGATTTCTATTTCGTGTAATAGTCTATTCTTGATAGCCTCTTCTTCCGTGTCATACCATTCGATTAAGGATTCTCCATCCTTCTTTATATAGCATCTCCAGCATTTACCATCTCGTCTATTAGAGTGATAACTAACACCTACTACTTTACCGTAGTGTCTGTTAACTACATTTATTGCTTGAGATACTACTCTAAGATTCTCCATTCTATTGTCTAGTCTAATTCCATTAATATGGTCCACTACAGTCTTAGCATCGTAACCCTCTGTTTCAGTCAGAATCTTATGAATTAGCCGCGTCTTACCATCAGTTTTAGTTACTGCGTAACCTCCACTATTAATATAAATCTTAAACTGTTGTAAGAACTCTTTCTTATCTAAATCGAATATTACTTCACCAGTGATTTCACCATGTACTCCTCTACATACACAGACATTATCTCTCCACTCATTAGCATCCTTCTGGGTGAATTGAGATATCTCTCCATGTCTATACATTTGTAAATAGTGCTTTCTACAATAATACTGTCCATCTCCCTTAAACTTACTTACTCTACCAGTGCCATTACCGACACTAGCTCCACATATACAGCAAATTCTTTCGTTAGTCTCCACATTTATAAAGTTGTTACTTGTTTCACTTAATGAGACAAAGATACAACTTATTCCCAATAGAAACTAACTTTAATGGACATACTTAATAAACGGGAGAATACTTCAATTCTCCTCTATATGTTACCATATAGTTCCGACTATCGCATACCTTAATACATTATATTCACACATAACGTATTAAAGTCCTCTATATTTAGTCTGTCAGGCTGCACACTTAACGTTGCTTGCCCCCTGTTGTCCTAATATTAGGAGTTCCAAGTCAATTAATAGAGGTTTTAATTCCCCATCGAAATTCCAAGGGAATGTAAGAATACACTTAGTCCTCTCCTCATTGAACCAAGTCATAAACTTCTTCTGTAACCAGTTCAAAGAATCCCATATGGGCTTAGTTCCATCGGGGAATACAAACTCACCAAATAAACCTTCAAAGTAATTCTTATCAAAATAACTGATATTCCAGAATACTGATTGGAAGTTACGAGCAGCTGCTGGTTGATTGATTGAATATACAATCTGTTGGAACTTCTGTTCAATAGTCTTATCAATATTTCTATGTTTATCAACCATCTCTTCTGGACGTTTCCAATAATCATCACCCCATTCTTTACGAGCGAAATAATCGAAATACATTAGGAACTCACCAGTAGCTACTGCTCCAGCGAATTGCGAGCTGATAGCAAATACCAGATTAACAAACATACCGCAGAAGGAGTCCAGATTCTTAGGCTTGGCAGACAAACCTCCAATTGGCTGTAGCCCCTCCAATAGAAAGGGATACATAGTGATAGCCACGCAGTAGGGCATAATTGATGTTTCGTCATGCTTGTAAAGTTCATGAGATTCCAGTTGTCTAATATACTCCTTAGCTAAATCTTCACCATATAACTGCCTAATTTTATCTGTAAGAATTGCTCTATTAACTTTAATTACATCACCTTTAAACAACTCTCCATTTAAAGTTACTATATTCTTCTCAGTAACATTGGCATTAGCGTCATATTTACTACCTGTAGCAGCATTAGACGCTTTGGCATAATCTTTAATAAACTGCTTCTTCCCAGCTAATGCTCTGAGTTCAGCTTGCTTATGTCTATACAAGATGAATGCCTTAGCAACATCATAGTAATCACATGCCATAAGAGCTTTCTCTAACTGGTCTTGAAGCTCTTCTACTGATACTATGTTGTTAATATACAATTCATCTTTAATATCATCCAAAATATCGGAATCAATTGGTTCGTTAACAGCATTGAACGCCTTAGTAATAGCCGCGTCAATCTTATTAATGTCGAAAGGTTCTACTCTCTTGTTTCTTTTAATTACTAACATTCAATTTAGAAGTTTAATATGTTTCTTAGTAATAGAGTCTTCTCTGCTCTATTCATCAAATCTTTGCCCTTGTCATTACTAATTAACTGAGTAAATGCATTATACACAGTAAACATATCCACCTCATTACCCTCTCCTATATAATAGCTAGAATCAGGGTCTTCAAACATAGAACCATAAGCCTTAACAACAAGGTCTGTTCCTATCTTTACGTCTCCATACCCACCATTATAGGTCATAGATATAGCGTTTCTAACCCATCTACCTAGATTAGAGTCTATATTACTTGGAGTTCCTTCCCATGTAGTATTATGTAAGGTGTCCAACATCAATTTAATATCACTGGTTTGTGATAAAAGGTGTTCAACAGCTTTATAATTGATGGGCTTCTCAGACTCTAAGTTCTGAACTTGCAAGAACTCTGGGTCAAAGACACATAAGTTTGTACATGCTCTATTAAGAGAGCCTCTATAAATCTTAGCTACTGGTTTACGGACATCTAATCCATATACCATACCAATAACTTCATCGTGATTATCTATTCTGCAATTCTCTGGCATTACAGCTTGAATAAGTACACGATTATAAGTGATATCATCTGCATTAACATCTCCATCTGCTGTTCTAGTAACTTGCTTAGGGAGTTCTGCTTCCACTATAAAGTTACTAGTAAACTTATACATTCTTTCTAGAAAGGGCTCTACATAGGCAGCAGTTGGTAAATATGCTCTCTTACCTATTCTAGTAGCCTTACCATTCATGAGTTGGTCAATACTTATTTGCATTCTTCGTTTGTTGTTTGATTATCAAGAAGTTCTCTGGTCAAAACTTCCCACACATCTTCATCATAACGAATCTCTATTAATTTGATATTATTGTCTTTACAATATTGCCTAACATACTCGTCACGAGCTTGTTGTCGCTCAAATTTGAAAGACCCGCCAAATGCCATTTTAGGATTATAATGTTGAATGCCATTATATTCCACAAAGGTATTATATTCTGGTAAGTAAAAATCAATATAAGCGTGTCCAGAGGTGTTAATCTCATTAGGCACTTGGATAGTGTATTCCCTTATAAATTTAATTCCATTACTTAACAAAATGTTACATACCTCTTCTTCGCCCTTTGAACTTGAGCAGCCACTACCTTGTATATGGCTATTTGGAGTCTGCCAAAATTCACCATGTTTAGGACATACTATGGTAACATACCCTCTAGTGCCATTATATTTGACTTTAGAGTAATCATAATTATCCCCAAACATGTCACGTAAACGGTTAATAAATTCTTCATTAGATAATGAAAGCTTGCTACTTTTAGCTAATGAAGCACACTCAGGACAACCATCCCCTCTAGAAATATGCAATCCGGATATAGCTGTAAAGTCGCCATGTTTCGGACAAGTGATGATTATTCTATCTCTACTTCCAGTGTACACAGATTTAGAATAATCATATTTATCTCCATGTTTAATTCTAGCTTTATTAATCCATTCTTCAGTAGTAAGTTTCTTAGGCATTATAGTAATAATTCTGACATTAAGCATAGTTTATTATCTACAATACTTCCATACATATCCATACGCTGTACTATTTTGACCATTTGCACAAGCATAAATTGTCTTCCTTTTGTAATCAGTCCCATTTTCAATAGAATTTATACTGTCCCATACTTTAATTAAATTTCCATCCAAATCATATTGTTCTATAGACTTGGTTTTCTTCACAGGAGAAACCTCTTCCACAGAATACCTCCAAATGAATCCCCCAGCAGACTTGTATCTACCTTTTAAACAGTTACTAATAGAAGGTCTATTAATTCCAAGAGCTTCTCCAGCTTGTTTAACACTATCCCATTCCTTGATTAGATTTCCATCTAAATCATATTGATAGATTGTCTTAACTTGCTTTGCTGTTCTCTTAGCTATAGCTTCCTCAGACAACCTCTTTCCCAAGTGAGCCTCTCTACATTTCCGCTTAGTTTCCTCAGTCCTCTTGACTCCTAAAGCACTATCAGCAATCTTTTGAATATTCAGGTCTGGTTTCAAAGTGTCTATCCACCATTGCTCCCTCTCTATGCATAGTTCCCTAGGACATAATTCCATTATCTCAAATGTGGCAATGCCATATTTATTAAATGCGTTCTGCGCGAACCTAGAGTGGTGTATATCTCTAATAAAGTCTAACTGGTGTTGTCTCCACCGTTTTCTAAAAGAGATTGCTGCACTACCGATGTAAACATGATTCTGGATAGTAATCTTATAGACTCCAGTTGATAGGGTACAATCTTGTCCCTGGAATACATAATTAAATTTAAAATTTTGTTCGTCCATATATTAATAACTTTTTGACAAAGTTACTAAACAATATGGACGAATCAAAACTATTTGTATGGAATTATAGAATTTCTAACTTAGGACTTAGCTGTGATTAATCCATCTAATCTATTACCAGCTTCGTCGACAATAGAATAGTCACAGCTCCAACATGTATTTCCAAAATTCTTGTGTATCCACTCAGAACTTCCAAATAATGAGCCTACAGACTTATAAGTAAATCTTCTACCATAGGTAGTAGCGGACTGATGTAAATCTCCTTTTACAAAGACTACATTACCGGAGATTCCCCTATTATCTAGATACTCATTAATAAAATTCTCAGTCTTTACATCTAAGGTTAGCGGTAAATTCTTGAACATATCCTTGTTATCTTTACCATGACACATTACATAAGTAACGTCACCAAGTTTGAACTCTCCGATAAATTTATCAAATACTTGACACTTAATATCGAACTGTTCAAGTATAGCAGCCAATGCTATATTAGCAGCATATCCAAAATCACCGTCATGGTTGGATTCCCCAACGCAGTAATAATATAAATTGGAATGCTTAATCTCTTCCTGTATAGACTTAATAAAACTAGTCATTAGTTTTATATAAGTATGCAGTTGCTCTTTATTGCTCATATTCTGAGCTAGGTCATGTCCACCTCTAGTAGTCTGACCATTATATCCATCTAGAGAGTCTCCAAGATTACAGATAACAATATTCTCAAATCCTCCACCTATATGATAGGCTTCTGTATATACTCTTTTAAGAATCATATCAAATCTTCTCTTCATCTCTTCCTCATTATAAGGATTTTGATAAATAGATTGTGGAGATACAGCTGCTCCAGTATGAATATCAGATAGCCAAATGATTAAGTCTTTACCATTGGTTATCATAGGTGCTTTGCCCCAATCATACAAATTATTAATGTCTAAACCTTCTAGAATATGTTTACCATCTTCAATCTTAGACTTTAACTCTGCATTCTCTAATGCATATTTCTTTAATAAGGATTCATTCTGTTTTATCCTTTGAGCTTCTATGCCCCTTAGGAAGTCATTCTCCTTCTCTCTTAGTTGCATAACTTGAAGCTGTTCAGGAGTATTCTCCTCTATGATATGAGGAGCAAACGGAGCTGAAGCCTTAGTAATATTAAATACTCTCAGAATCTTCTTGAAATCTTCCAATGAATATTCTGGGAAGCTACGGCTGACTTCTCTTTGCGTGATAGAAGAGCCATAATATGAATACAATCTATAAATCATATTCATTTCATCACGTGTAAGTCTTCCGGCTAAAGGAGCTTTATCACGCAAAGGCACAGTAAATTCATAGGCAATAATCCTACCTTCTGTGTCTCTTATATACTGAATGGTTCCAGTACTAGTCTTTTCAGAGGTCTTCTTAGCCTTGGATTTAGTAGTTCCAACATAACCTCGTTCTTTAATCTGTTTAAACAAATCCATGACAGTAGAATACTGTTCATTAGATACCTTGTTAGCCTCATAGTCAAACTCCAGTTGCTTACGCTTATTGCAGAAATAATTCTGAGGAAGACCTGTCTTCTCAGCATAAGCATTCATACTAACATTATCTTTAATTACGTTATGTAAGTGACTGATCAATTTGACTAGAGTTTCGTTTCTCATATTACTGATGTAAATTAGATAGCCTTTCGGCCTTAATATAAAATTTCTAATCTCTTTGCTACTAAGTATCTATAAAGAATAAGGGGACTACCTTATTAAACATAAGATAATCCCCTTGATATTTAAGGTCAATAGAAGTTATAACTTATCCTTCAACCCCAAAGCAGATATATGTACCCATCTTAGCTGACTTAGACGGAGTGTACTTAACTTCAAAAGCACCATCCTCACCTTCAACTACTGCCTTAATATACTTGCAATATACGTTACCAGTGTAGTCTTTCTTAGTGTACAGTTCCTTAGCTACTTCTTTAGCCTTAGTCTTAGTCTCGAAATTGATAAACAGTACTTCACCAGTTGCAGGATTAATACCTTGATAACCAGTCTTATACTTTCTCTTACCCTTCTCATTCTTAATGTCAATCATAGTGTACGGACGCTCGCGAGTGTCAGCAGAACCTGCCTCAAACGTAATGGAACATCCAACACCAGCAGCCATCTTAGTATGTTTAGTAAGATATTCAGCGCAGAATTCCTTCAATGCTTTGTCAGTGATGGGCTTACCAGCAGCTTTCCATGCCTGAGTAGCATCACGAATTACTTGGAATGGGGCTTGTGCAACTGCTTCTTGTTTAGTGTAACCTTTAACTTCTACTTTCTTAAAATTTACTTGATTAATCATAATTAATTGAGTTTTAAACATTATTCCATTGAGTGTAATCTCTTTGTTATTGTATTACAAAGGTACTGCTTTAATATTGGATTACCAAGCAATACTGATGTAAAATAATCTTAATGTTGTATTCTCAATCTGACCTCTTCTTTCAGAGAGGATGCTGCAAAGGTACTACTTTATCTCCAATTGGACAAGTAATGACTAATAAATAATACGCTAAATTATTTTAACTATTATCATTAGGTGGAAAGCAAAATGTATTATTGCACATTCCACGCCATGTAGCTTCACTCTCTTCATAGAATTTATCTATTATGCCATTCTCATCATTAGCGATTATCCCAGTAGCCCATAACAGTTGATTAAATCTCATGTCTGGACACTTGTCTATTAAATAGGATAGCTTATTAAGAATAGCTTTGTTGTTTACATATCTAGTGTTATTCATATACTTTAAAATGGTAAATCTGGAGTTGAATCTTCCCAGGGTAATTCTTTATCGAGAATCTCATTGATTTTATCAACCATTTCCTTAGAAGACTTCATATCGAATGTAAGGAACTCTGTAGTATTTCTCATAAAATCGTCACAAATAACTGCAAGACCTTTAAGAATCCTTTCAGAGTTATGAGACTCTTTACCCTTACGAACTTTCTGAATTACTTGCCAAGTAGTAGCATTAGGAGTCTTATTTCTGGCTTGCTTAGTAAGGAAGCATATCAGTGAGATTAAGGCAAACTTAGTTCCTATATCACAAGCTAAACACCCCAAACTGAAGTAATCCTTATAATACTCCCTTAAGTCATTCAGAGTTGGTTCATAGTATTCCATCAGCATCGTATCCATACAATTCGTAGTATGCTACCATACGTAACAACTTAGTAAACTCTAAGAATCCTTCTTTCATATGACCATTAGTAACTGGGTATACTCCAGACCTGAAATCAGGAACTGTAGATACTACCAGCATATTAGCCTTTAAAGAAGGTTTGACCTTATATGTGTTCTCAATATACAGTTTAAGCATCCACATATACATAGCCATTTGTCTAGCATAATGATACTTATCAAAACTCTCGCCAAACTTAGTAAGATAATGCCCACTTGTCTTTAAGTCATTGAGTGTTAACTCATCGCTATCAGGACAGTATGTGAAATTATCAAGTTTAGCTTTAAGCTTTAGTACCTTATTCTTACCACCATGTTCTACCAACACAGACATTAATAAGGCTGCTTCATTAGCTATAACAGGTTCTGCAAATAAACCTTCTGGTTTTAGTAATGACTGTATTTGCTTATTGCATTCAACTGATGTGAGACATTCTCGTAGCTTGTCTCTAGACTTGGGATCTAGATAAATAGGAACCTTATCGGCAACATATTTACTTCCCCATTCATAGGCTGTACGCTGAGCATAGTAGTCTTCGCATTTAATACGTAGAGCTTCCATCTTATCAGCATCCATTTTACCCTTATAATAGCTAATTTTATCTGATGCTGCTATAATTTCATCAGCAGTAACAACATGACTAGCTATAAATGTAGGATATAATTCATCCGCCATGAATCCAGCTTTAGCTGTAGGTCTATTAACTGTTTCTACAAGAATAAATGATTCTGGTTGCAGTATTAATTCATGCACTGCTGAACCAAAATACAGTGAGTCAGAATACCTAGAGTCTGCTTCTAAACCAGCTTTATACAAAGCAGGACTTCCACCCTGCTCTGGATTTATTAGCTTCAATCTAGAGTTACTGATGTAATCAGAATAAGCATCCCCGAAGTATTCTTCATCACTTATGTCTAAATATTCTATGGTTTCAATTAGTGGTGTTATTTTAATTTCCTCAAGCATATTGCTTCATAAATAGATAAGCATCGATTATCTCAGTTCTATTTAGTGAGAATACCTTGAACATAGGGAAGTCAACAGTTCTGTCTGTATGATACAGTAGTGCTGGCACCCCAGAACGTTGACATTTGATTACATTACTTAAAGAATCATCAATAAAGACATCCACTTTACCTTTAATCATATCAGCTTTGTTACCATGCTGGTATACCATTTGATAAATTGGTCTGTCAGGAAATCCATTCCTCCTGAGCCATTCTCTAGTCCATGCCTTATTATTGACTCTCTTAGTACAATACAGCTCTGGAATAAAGTCAGGTCTATTAATAACTGGGAGATTTAACCAGAAATCTCTCTCCTTACTAAGGATCTGTTGTACATTCCTAGTAATTATATGGTCTTTAAGCATGTGAGGATTATTAGCTGTATCAAAACGCTCACAATAAGCATCCCAAAACCCAGCCAAACAATCATCTATATCTAATCCTATTCTGAACATTCAATAGCATCTTGTTATGATTCTAGAATTCTTCTATATCATAGATGTCACCAATAATTATCTCTCTGTCTCTTGACATGATTACCCCTAGTTCTTCATAATCTCTAGGTAGATCAATATCATAATCTTCAACGAACAAGTTTATGAACTTGTCTTCAGCTTCTGTGAAGCTTCTAGCTCTCACTTTCTCTAACCACAAGTCTCCATCATTAAGACCATAACATGGTAGAATGTAAGTACTCATTTATTTAGTTAAAAATTTTAAGGCAATATAGAACTTCATAAGACAAATCAAAGCCGTAGGTAAAGTCTTACTTCAGTTAAAGTGTCTTCATAAATTTCAACCATCTCTTACTAAGACTTCTTAATAAGTTCGTAAAAGAAATCTTTACTCATCATAACGTATTCTCCATCAGAGCCCATATTCGCACCTTTATCAACTTGTTTATTCCAGACTATTACTAATGGCCTGTCTTTACGTCCACAAGTTTTGATGATTTCAGCAATAGATGGAGTATTCTTAGTACATTTGCATTGAACATAACAAGGTAATTTGTCCTCGGTTTCTGCAATATCAATCTTAGCATCATCCAAATTCTTAGATTCACTACGAGACGATTTCAATCCTTTATAACCGAGTTCAATTAATTCCTTAATAATTTTAAGTTCATAATTATTACCCTTACGTTTAGCATAAGCACCGTTACGTTTCTTCTTTGGTTTTACTTCTTCAGTACCTTCCATGCTTCGTTAATTAAGTTAAGTGTTGCATCTCTACCATATTTAGCATGAAAGTCGGATATATCCTTAGCTCCATAAGATCTAGGAATCCATAGGCATTCTACTCCAAATTGCTTCCTTATCCGATTCATATTATGAATTCCAGCTAAGTCATTGTCATAGAACACTACTATCTTCTTAAATCTCTTGCTGAGTTTCTCAAACTGAGATTCAGTTATGAATAGATTCTCAGAATTAGGAGCTATTGCAGTAATTCCTAAAGAATATAAGCACATTACATCCTTCATACTTTTAGTAATTACTAACAAATTACCTTCTGCTGGGAGTTGATGAGCTCCTTGCAACATGATAGCCTTCCAATTAGAAAGGAATCTTGTAGTCCCTTTGTCCCTAAATGGAAAGTATATACGCCATAACTCAATGCCTTTGTCGTTTTTACCTCGATAATAGCCGAATATGGGGTTCTGAGAACCAGTAGTAGCATAATAATTCCCATTCAGGAATACAGTTTTACATGAGTACACTCTAAATTTCTTTAGAATATCCTTAGTAATTCCATATCTATGCCACCATTCCAGCTCTTTATCAGTGAATTCCTGTATTTCAGCCCGTATAACAGCAGGTCCCTTGTCTTTAAACTCAGTACTGCTAATTACTGGCTTACTACCTTTAGGCAACGTCTTGTGTTTGATATAACCAAAATCATTAGCAATGATTTGTAAAGCCTTATAATAAGAGCAGCTATACTTATACATTACTACACTGATAAAATTGCCATAAAATTGTCCACTGAAATCATTGAAGATGATATCCCCAGACGCATTCCTATAAAAGGAACACGTAGGAGAGTTATCATTTCTCAACGGAGATTTAAACAGTCCCTTCTTTACTGGGATACCAAGATAATACTCAAGATATGTCTCCTGAGATTGCCTTTCAAGTAAATACTTCTTAGTAATTTTAGGTTCATACTCTAATACCATATTGATTCGATACTTAATGTTAGAACCTTAAAGTTACTAATTATTTCTTATACATCAAAGTCAAGGTCTGAATTAGCTGATGCAGCGTCTCCTGCTACCCCAAAATCATCAGAACTTGTTCCCGGCATATCTGTAGGACCATTACTCTTCTGTTTATTCATCTGATTAGTTTCGTAATCAGAGAAGAAGACCTTATCACCCAACCAGTTATTAGAGATATAAGCATCACCTGCTTTACTAATATTAACGAAGTATGGCAAACAAGGTTCACCCTTCTTATTAGCAATCAGTTTCAGTTTAGTCTGCTTATTAACAGCGTCCTTGGTAATCTCAATAAAAGTCTTAGCTAGCTTCTCAAATTCATCGGGAAGCGCAAAGGTCATAGATTTAAACTTCTCATATTTCTTAGGAGATAGTTGTTCTCCAACATGAGCTAACATAAACTTAAACTTCTCCAAATTAGACGGATTCTCACGTTCTACCCCACCATTAGAGGTTACTGGTCTCACATCATCACCTTCTTTAGGACAGAATATAGTCTCTTCATATACTCCATTCTCATTCTCAAACGAAATCTTCATGGTCTTCCAAGTAGTACTTGGGTCTTTCTTACCAGCAAATTCGCTATAAGTTACACCCTTAAAGAGTACAGTATGGATTTCCCAAGGTTTCAGTCTAGGTTTGATTGATGATGTACCGTTAGTGTTGGATAAGTTGAAATTCATTGACATAGTTCTAATAGAATATTAAAGTTCGAAAGTTAATGGGTCAATCTCTTTAGCTGACTCATCTTCAATCTCTGTGTCTAGTGGCAAATCTACATTGTCAAAATCTTCCTTAACTTCTATGTTATCTACTTCAGGTTCTATAGGTCTGTCAGCATTACCAACTAATACAAACAAATCATCATAGCCCTTCATTTTAGTTACTGTAAACGTATCTCCATACTGTCTTAACAACTCATTGGATTTACCTCTACAGCTTACAGATAGACCTTTAGTAAGCTTATTACCACCTTTGGTACCAAAAGCTTCATCAGTACCAATAATTGGGAATGTTACTCCTTCAATCTTCTGGTAATTAATACTAATTCTATCTCCCCAGGCAGCACCTATCATAGCAGCAGCTGCCTTATTAAGTATATACTTATTGGAATCTAATGTTACTTGAGGTTCCGCTGTATCTTCAACCTCTACCGTAACCTTCTTGGTAGGTTCCTCCTTGACTATCTCCTGCTTCAGAGATTTATATTCTCCAGTAGCAGGATCAAAGTCTAGGGTTAATAGCATTTTAACTATCATTCTCCTAATTCAAACTTATTAATTGTATCAATAACCATCTTCATATTAGGTTCGATATATAAGTCAGAGAAACATCCAGCAGTACTTCTACAAGTATCAGGACCTAAGGATTTAGTTCTGAATTTATACGTAACTTCCTCATCATTAACTATCTTCTCCGCATAGAGCAAATAATTAAACAGTCCATCAATATTAACACTTCTGTCCAACATCTTACCGGTGGTGAAGAGTTTATATTTAGGATCATAATCGTTACCATCATTCACAATATGTGATATGAAGATTACGATTAAATCGTCTCGAAGAGTCATTGCCTTAAGAATTAAGTCATAATAATGCTTTGCAAAGTCAATATGCTTATCATATCCTTTCTCGGCACTTCTAGACATTACTTCTTGAGAGAGAAGATAATTACTATCATCAATAGCTAAGACTTTAATCTCCGGCAGTTTAACATTAACTACGTTCATAATATTCATTACCTTAGCAAATTCATTACTAAAATACCAGTTACCAACGTAATTCTTGTCCTTATCCTGAGTTAACTTCTTATAATTCTTTCTAAATCCTGGAATAGATAATTGTTTTGGAGTACAACTAATAATAAATGTTTCTTTAGGATTCAGATATTGCAGCGAACTAGACTTACCACTACCTGAAAATCCTCCAAGTCCTATAATTTGGCTCATTAAGTTATAATGTTATGGTTACGCGTAAATCATCTCGTTTAGCTTTAGCTTCATCTTCTGGAAAGTCGATGATAGTCCAATCTGGATGTTTATACCTCTCATAGTCATTGATTTCAGATGGAATAGGTAATTCTTTAAAGATACCACATCTACCATAAAATCCTGTACCAATAGCTATGTCAGACGAACCAAATCTATTCTTAAGAACCAGTAATGACCTGAATCCATCCTTTAGTTCCTTTATGTCATATCCTCTATAAGAAGACAATTTGTTCCTAAATGGATTATACAATACTAATACAACATTAGCATCCTCACTCGGAGAACCACTTTCCTTCAAATCGGACAAATCTGGCTCCTGTAACCCTTGCTTTAGTCTTTCAGAATTATTAGAATTTCTATTAAACTGCATAATATTAATTGGAGATACTTTACATTTATTTCTAAATGATACCCCATATGCAGAAATAGTATCAATCTCTTCTTTCTTACTACGACCTGGCAACGGTCTTACTAAGCCCAAATGGTCAGTAATTATAGCTATGATCTGATTAGGATTATTAAGTACATAAGTGTCTTCATCAACAAAGGTTCCAAACTTCTTCAAGTCTGCTATAACCATTTCTTTATACTTCTCTGAATTTAAAGTCCCATCATGTATTATAAGTCTGTCTTCTATTGATTCCAGCCATGGAATACATTCCTGAACTAAATCATAATCCTCATCAGATAATGTTACTCCCTTACCTCTAGAAAGCAATTCTTTAAAAGATATCTGTTTACCATAAGTCTCATAAATGTGAATAGAAAGCAGTTTAGCTAATAATTGCTCTGCACTCATTTCTAATGAGAATATAATAAACTGTAAATCTCTATCTTGACTTGTATCAAGAAGTGCTTTATAGATAAAAGAGTGAAGTACTAAACTGGTTTTACCATTACCAGTTCCTGCTGCTACTAAGTAATATGTTTCTTGAGTTAATCCATCAATAATCTGTTCTAATTTGGGCAGACCTAGTGATAATCCTTGATTGTCACCTCTTCTACCTCTTTCGATTAGATTTAACAAGCTACTAGTATGTGTCATAATTCTGTTATAGTATCAAATACCATTTCATCAAAGTGACCTTCCTTAAATGCTTTAATGGATTCCCAAGATTTGGATATAATGAAATCAGCTATATTCTTATTAAGCAGATTACATTTATTCTTCTTAGCCCAGTCGATTAACTCTAGTACTTCTTTATGCTTATCTTTACTCCATCCGATATTCTTACCATACCGGAAGAACATTTCATCTTCAGTAAAGAATCGTTTGGCGAAATTCCGCATATCATATTCTTTACCGTTAATAATACCTATTGGAGGATAAGCATCCCATAATTCTTGACCCAGTTCTCCTGAGTACTTTCTGTAATTTCTCATGAAATTCTCATTAAAGATTACAGTTTCGGGGTCAAACTTCTGACCCGCTTCAGGGACTTTATACTTCTTAGTAATAATTCCCTTAGTTTGAAGACTCAGTAAGATAGTCCTCAATCCAGTTTTAGTAATAGGCAATCCAAGATATTTAGTAAGGAATTCTCCATGACCTTCTTCTGGTTGCGCTATAAATAATAACTCAATCATTAACAACTCCTCAGCAGTAAGTCTATACTGCTCCATCATTAACAATTGATTGTCCAAAGACGTCTTTAATTTATCCAAGCTAATGATTAATAAGTTAGTAACTTACCAATCTATTATGCTGCAATAGTGTTATTCTGATTTCTCAGTGTCCTCAATTACATAAGCATCCTCAGCTACTTCAAATGGAGATAAGAAATCCTCAATGAGTTCTTCCTGTCTTTTAGCCATAGCCTTAGAATCATATACTTTACCATTAAAGGTAAATTCTCCCTTCCTATTTATGCCATTAGTAGCAACAGCATCAAATACAGAAGTAAGAGTAAATAGTTCAACTATACGTTCAACTGTCATTTCAAATTCTCGATATGAGTTACAAAGATAATCAAATCTATTTATACTACCAACTGAATCTACCTAAATTTGAGGCTTCTCATAAGGCTTGGTACATCTAACATCTTATTCCCTATAGAAGCAGAGACAATGCAAATGCTAGCCTTAGAATGTCTCTCTAATAGGTGTAACAGACCAAATATGTCTACATTCGCAGTAGTATCTGGCAAAGGTAACACAACTTCTTGGTCTATTACGTCATAATAGTTCACGGTATACATCAGAATCTAAATATCATTTTAGTTTCTTTGTTCTTCTTAGGAGTAAATTCTCTTCCTTCTAAGACATCTAGCAGATTAGAGCTGTCTATGGTTATGAAATCTTTACCACTAGTACTTTTACGAAACCATTCTTCTTCAACAGTTCCTTTAATTACAAAGGTAAATACTTCTGCCACTTTGTTCTCCGCCTTCCTAATAACTCTGCCAATTCTTTGTGTCTTAGTAGTAGGACTAGAATCAAATCCAAGAATAACAGCTACAGACAATCCTGGAATGTCAGCACCTTCGTCCAACATTTTAGAGGTATTAAGTACTCCCACTTTAGCTTCCTTGAATTCCTCCAAGGTCATACGCCCTTTCTTCTTAGTTTCCTTACTAGATAACACTTTACCATATCCAATCTTCTCCGCGACTTTAATTGTCTTACTAAACGTAATACATTTCTTGTCTTGACGGTGCTTCAATATTAAATCAGTAAGTTCTATCTTCTTAGGATGGTTATATATAAACTGCTTCCTTCCTTGCAGGGCTCTGTTAAACCCCATTGCATGTATTAGAATCTGTTTATTAATAGCCTTAAATTCGTCAGGCTTATTAGCATAATCAGGACACATTCTCTTAGCTAATTCAATGCGTTTCTGCCATTTAGAAGCACATGCCATAGCTAAGGTAAAATTATGGTTAAAGAAAGAGAAATGATCGTAAAACTCTCTATTTAATTCTAGATACTTGCTTAAATCATCTACTTCTATTAAGACTTTGTACTCCCTATAAGGAGACAACCAGCCTCTGGCAGTAGCTTCACTAACATCTACTCTATCAACTACAGGACAATACTTCTTGATGTAACTGTCTTTACCATCAAGCCTTTCCATAGTTGCTGTTAAGCCTAGAATTATTTTATACTTAACTACTTCGAACACCTTTCCAAATAAATCGGAGGCATATTTATGACACTCATCAAGTATTAATAGATCACAATTCCATTCCTTTCTTACTACAGTATTAATGATAAGCACCTGATAAACTTTAGGTACTTTTTGCTCAGCTAAATCTGCTAACCATTGTCTTTGCAAAGCATCTGTAGGTACTACTATTATAACACTCTTTCCAGGATTCTTAGCCAAGAATCTCTTCATACACATAATGGCAGTTCTAGTCTTACCGAACCCGGTACAATAGACTAGACTTCCACATAATCTGTTATTAACCCATCGTTGAACACCTAAAGCTTGACGTTCACTTCTGGTAATATTTCCAAATAAGTCTGCCATTTGTTATGTAAAGAGCTATTACACCTTAAATTAAATCATCTATCCCTTAAGTCTTGTGATATGACTATAATGAAATTAAATTAAGTAATGCATAGCTATTACATAATAATCTGGATTAATAACTGTCAACCAATTACAATTCAGATATAATTTACAGAGTAAATCCTTTAGCATCACATACCATTTTAATTTGTTCCTTACGAGTTTCCCATTGAGAGATGTGGAACTTAACTTCTTCAGCCAAAGAATAGAGTATTCTATTTCTGAGAACCTTAAGTTGGTCTGTAGTTAACTCTGTATATTTCTTACTCTTCAGATTAACCATAGCTCTTAATTGAGTATAATTCAATCCTTTGGGAGTAATATAGATAGGAGCGGTAGGTTTAAGACCTAATCTCTCTCTAGCCACTACAAGCTTGTCTCTCAGCTGACCATCAGAGTCTTTCTCTACTAAGTCCTTACTCTCTTGAGCAGTAAACCAGAGACCTTGCTTGAGAATGAATGTGAGTGTAATATGTTGCTTGTTGAACTTTCCCAGTCTGTCCAAACAACCTTCACGAACAAGTTCAGTAGGAATATCTTTGAATTCCTCCGGACAATTATTCATGGTTCCATCAATCGGATAATCCTTAGGGTCTATAGCATCCTTATTAATGTCTAGGAAAGATACTAAGGCCTCTAAGAATTTAAATCTAGGCAGATGTTGCTCTTGCTCTAGCCATCTTAAGAATAGCTCAGCATTACAACGCTGCTTCTGGTCATTAATAATGTCCAATAAAACATAACGACCAGGATACTCCTTGCTAGTATTGTGAAGCATAGATTCACAATGGGCGTAGAAACTACGAAGTTCTTCCTCAGTACAATCAACTAAACGCTTCTCCTCTTGTACTAATTCTCCATTAACTTCTTGTTTACGACCCTTCCATACGAAGGAGTTAATATTATTCATAGCAGCTGCCAATTTCTCTTTAAACATACAGATATATCATATTAATTTGATGTAATGGTCTAATCTCTTTAATTTAGATAATCTTTTACAGTATAATCTCACCTTCTGGTGGCTTCTCGTAAATAAAAGTCTCAAAATAAAAGTCAGTATTCTTATAAGGAACTTGAATATTATTCTCAGAATCGTACCAAGTATCCTTACCAGCCACTACTTCCCTATATTTTAAGAATCCGATGTCCCCAACTACTAGGAATGGACTATCCCAATTGGGACATCGCGTACACGCTTTATATGCACCAGTTTTTAAGTCTTCAAACACATATTGAATATAGCCACCTACGTTCTCTTGTGCAGCTACAAGCCGCACACGTAAGGTCTCTATTATCATAGATATCTTGAGCCTACACGCATATCTTCAGGAATGTTATCTTCTTCAAATGGAACTGCTTTCCATTCTAGATCGTCTGGATTCCATCCAAATGCTTCTGCATCTGCGTGGGCAATATCTCTACCTCTATCTAGAGCTTCTTGTTGTGTTTCGAATTCTTCTGTTTCTTGATAGGTAATATTACCCTTCAACCCTGCATAAATGTTGTACTCAGTCATTCTTCTGATTCGTTAGTGTTAATTTTACCATCTTTATAAGTTACACAACCGTATTTAGCGAAGTCACATACACTCTTCTCAATACCTCTGAAACAGGGATATTTAGCACATTCTTTACAGGTGCGCTCAGGATACTTGTATTTAACTCCATCTCTGTCTTTGTCACAGTCTTCGGATTGCTTCTTAGCCATGCGCCTCTGATTTAGTTGTGTCTTAGTAAATTACTTGAATAATAAGGCCATTATTACTCCTACAGTAACTACTCCTAGACTTGTTGATAAAGTGGTTAATCTCTTATTCTTCTTAGTCATTTTACGTAACTGCTCTTGCTGTGTTTGAATAGCTGTATCTTGCAACTTAATGTGCATATTAGCTCTTTCCAATTGAAGTTTACGTAGACTATCAGCTTTAGCCAAGTTTGCAGTTAGTAAGGCATAAGAATCTACTTGCTTTATAAGTTCTACCTTCTCAAGTTTTAACTTCTTATGCTCCAGGAATATAAGATTAGTCGACTTTAGCTGTTTAGGAGTTATAACTATTAATGAGTCATTTACCAACTTCGGATAGATATTCTGTGAAGAACACCACATCGTTGGCAATAGGCTGATTAGTAATATTAATAAACTCCTTCTCATATGTATACTTTATAGTATCTATTTTACCGTTACTAGTAGCGATAACACTAAGAATACTATCATTAGTATTTGCTAAATCTCTTATTTCCTTATTAAGCGAATCAATAGTCATTTCATATTTGTTGGTATCTGGCATTACTACAGGATCTTCCTTTAGTAATAAACCAACTACAACTATTATAATGGCTATAGTAGCTCCTATTATAAATGGTTTACTCATTGCAGATAGTAATGATTATACAAATCTACAATATCATTCACTTTCTCTGGTGAGGCTGTGAGCAATGTATCTAAACATTCTCTTTCCTTGTCATTCAGATTAAGTTCAACTTCTACCATTCGGGAATCTAATTCATATACCTCTTTTGCTGTATTATAACCAGCAATATACTTCCCTGGGCATTGTTTAAAGAATGCGACTTCTTGATCTAAGAGTGCATTTACCACACCACGATTGATTAAACCTGAATCTGTACTGTAGAAAGCATGTTTGTTTCCTTTGCGAGCTTTACCTAAGGCAATTGTTTTACCTACTTCCTCGTTAAACTCATCTTCCGGGTTGCATATCGCAACCCCTATTGATAGTTTCTTTACACCATCACAATGAACTGCATCAGAATCACTATAATCAGTAATAACAGCGTCTACTTCTTGTGACACTGCTGCCATAATGAATTTACGTTCAATGTTTGCGTAATCAATAAAGGAATCAATTCTATATTCTACTCTCTCTTTCATAAGATTAACTTTATAAGATAATAAGTCTTATCTCTTTAGATGGTCTAATCTTCTATTTAGATATTATTTCCTACCTAAACCATTATAGAAGTCAAGTATGGCGTTCTCTTTACGAAGCCATGTAGCTTGTTCTCTAGCCATATCAAGAATAGTTCTACTAATGGACTCTTCTTCTACTTGTTCTTTAACTAGCATACCAGTATCTTCATCATCTCCGTTTAGCCACTGGAATGTAGCCCAATCTCCTTCTTTCTGAGCCTGGTCTACAATCTTGTTGATACTCATAGTAGTCTCAATTTCCCTGTCTACCGTAGCAGCAAAAGGCATGATTCTATCTACGATATCTACTTTAATAGGAGGAACTGGAGGGTACTGGAACAAGGCATCATTCTCGGTTAGATATTCAAATATCCACGAATGATGTAGGTACTCTTCTTTAGCTCTACCTCTCCAGTAGATGCCAAGTTTAGGAAGTCCTTCTACTTCAAAGTAATTAGCGAATGTCATATACAAAGCATGATTAGCTAGTTCAGCAGACATCTGCTTTACTAACATTTCAATCATTACCGACGATAAAGGACATTTACGTCTTGTAGTATCAATAACTCTCTCAGTATATTTCATAGTAGGTTCTGCACCCACTGTTTGAACCCCATCACTTGTTACTTCTTGTATTGGATTTCCGTCTTTGTCTAGCTTTCTCACTGTTAAATACTTTAAAGTTATTATTTCGCAAATAATCTAATGGTGCTCCTATCCAAGTAATGTACTTAGCACAGGTAATCTCTTTATCCATCTTGATGAACTGCGACTCCTTAACTTTTAAAGGTTTATCAGAAGAGAAGAATTTGGTACCTACACATTCTGCCCCATCCTTTCTAATGAGATATAATTGCACTTCATATAGAAAGGTGGGATATTCTGTTAGTTTAACGTCCCCAGAATGGTAGATTGTCTGGGCTGTACGTTTTACCATTCCAGGAATACTTTAGTACTTCCGATTTGGGCGTCTTATACTTCCCTAAAATATAAGGAATGTCAGACTGGATACACTTATGACTAAACGTAGTCTTAGGTATAGGTTTCTTGGTCTTCGGGTTAAGCTTACCTGTAGTAAAATTACCACCCTTTACATAGACTACCAAAGTTCCAGGTATGTCTATGGTTTTAACCGGCTCAGACCAATTGTAATTAGGAGCAGGAACTCTTCTAAATTTCTTCCACAGCTTACGCTCCTTTGGAGTTTTAGTCCAAACATTAGGGTCACGAGGTTTAACACTAGGCTGTCTCAGATGCTCAGCTACTAGGAAAGCATCATCATTCCAGTCTCTAATTCTAAGTCTCTTAACTCTGTCCTCTGGACTTTCTTTCTCCTTAAAAGTCTTCTTCTCCATTTTACTGATAAGATTAAATGTTAATTACTTCGTATGAATAGTACCACAAGTATTACACTTATAGATACCTTTCTCATAATCATACAGCGTGTGATTAGTAAGTCTACCACACCTAGTACAATTCATAACTTTTACGGATTCATATACTCTCCTTGACCTTTTCTTGGGAGTCACCCCTACAGTTGAAGTCATAGTTAAATACCTTTAGTCAGTTCTTCTAATCTCTGTATTGCTTCTCTATAATCTGCAATATAAGTTGCCAAAGACATGGATTCTGGATGTTTCATTTCAACACGATAATTGGCAATAATCTTAAGACATGTAAGCAACGGCACCCCATACGCTGCTATCTTTAATTCTTGCCGTTCTCCTTCCTTGGATTTGACAGTTCTTAGCACTGACAAATCCCAGAAGTGTGAACTATCACCTACAGATTCCATTCTGAAATCAGCTTCTTCTATTACCATCAACTTTGTAATGTTAATTTATAAATTAGTTAATCTCCATTTCCTTGAGTATCTTATGAATTAGCCAAATAAATACAAACGGTGATATGAATGGACACAGAGACATAGTATAAAACTCATCACTTAGAGATTCATAAAAGGTATCTGGGTCTTCACAGTGACTATTTATTAAGTAATCAGCCAATGTAGACAATAGGAAAGATACTCCATACATTACCAATGCTATAATTACGACTGTCATTTCTCTCTGTTTAATATATTACAGAGTCTCTGTAAGTCTGCTATAATGGGGACTAACGTACCAGCGCCTTTAACAAGGGCTGCTCTCTGGTCGGCTATTTTACTAGCGTATTCTAATTTAACCGCATTAACAGAATCATCATAACCTTTCTTCATAGAAGCTCTATTAGCTAGAAAGGTCGGAATGGTAATATATAAATGTAATAATGCATCCAGAGTTTTAGTGAGTTCCTTATAAGTCATAGCTTTAGTAACTCTGTCATATACAAATATATATGTGTCAACTCCATCTGGTATTATATTTACATATTTATCAGTCTCCGTACCCTTTCTCCCTACATGGTCAGAGATTCTTATTACAGGCGGAAATCCTTCAATAGTAAAATATTCTGAGGTTCCTACATAATCAGTAGAAGTAAATCCCTTCCTCCTCAACCATGCTCTTAGCTTGCTCACCCCTCTCATCTTGTTTATTATTCTTCAATGTCTTCAGAAATACCTGAGCACCAGTTAATGGACAACAATATAACTTACATTCGTTGTGCTCACCTCTAAAGTAGCAATGTTTACACGAAGTATTAGAATTAACTGGTTCAGCTATTTCAAAGTAACTACCGTCCACCTCAATGATGTCTCCTGTACTTAAAACAGGTGATATATAACCATCAACAAATTTAAATGTAATCATAATTAGATTCAAAAAAATAAGGGTCAAACTCAGACAGCTATATAGGTTAGACCTTACCTCTGTTAAAGATAAAGCATAATCTAAATAAACTAATCTAAATTTGACCCAATACGGCAGTACAAGTATGCACTACTCGATAAATGCCGCTAATCGGCTAGGTTTCATCGCACATAATTGCGATAATAGCAATATTTATTACTAGGTGTACTACATATTAGTAGTGGGGAAAGGAGATTAAACCCCCCCCCCTCATAGCAATTGGCTGGTAAATACCATGACCTGCTATGTTATTCGAAATAATCAGGAAATTTGTTTCGGAAGGAATCATCAATTTTAAGTCCATCCAAATCCTCACAAACCGCCAGTTCCTCCAGAAGTGCGTCCTCTGAATCGTCCACTGCACCATTATCAGAGTTAATCAATTCAATAAGAAGGTTTGCTTTCTGGGAAGTTAAATCAGTACCAATCCAGCTGACTATAACTTCTACAAAGAAATCATCGAACTCAAGAGAAGTACCTACATCAGAGGCAGCAATCTCATTCTTCTTATCGAATAACTCTTTGATAACATCATCACTGATAGGTTCTTTAAATTTATCCCTAAGTACAGTGACCAATTGTGATTGTTCTTTAAAGTTCATATGCGTATATGATAATTACAAATGCTAGCAACAGCTAACACGCACTTCGTAAGAAGTTATTACTAATACGTAATGATATAATTCAATAGTATTGAATTTCACGGCATTCGTAATGCCTAAAGTAGATATATCCTCTCATATACATCCACTAGTTATATTAGAATAAAGAATTTACCTCTTCCAGGATATAAACAAGTAACTACCTACCAATCCGGGATAACCTTCCTTATTAATTACTTTTACAAAGAATTGCTTCTCTTCGTAATATTTAAGAATGTCATCAATAGATTTTAGTTCGTCATCATTTAAATCCATTACTAGACTAAAGTAATTATTCTCACTTTTAGCCTTAATAAAGCTGTCAGTAGTACTAATGAACCTCTTAAGTATAATTTCTTGAGTTACTACTTCATTGTACGTTGCAACCGAATATGCTTCCTCCGCATTCATTGAACTTCCTTCTAACAGTTTACTGAAATCAAATAACTTTCTCATAATCTAATTAATTTAAGCCTCCTTTTAGTGACTTGAGTGGGACTCTAACCCACAACCTGCTCCTTAGGACGGAGATGCTCTATACTATTGAGCTATCAAGCCTTGACGGATACATACTAATAGATCCGGTATGTTTACCTCTTACTTTAACAGAGTTAGCAGTAATATCTCCCTCTACATCACCACCTACTTCGATGCTGTTAGCTTCTATACTACCTCCTACATTACCTTTAACTTTGACACTATTACCATGTACAGTAAGAGCGTTTCCATCAATGTCACATGTATTACAGTTAAGTTCCTTTACATTACCAGTAAAACTGATATGTACACTATCATTATTGACTTCAGATATTAATTTACCATTCACATAAATTCTATTCTTTATTTGTGACATGGTAATATCATCTTCATCAATATCAAACGATTCATTATCAATAAACAGTTTATTCATGATTCTTCTTATCCAGTTCATAATACTTAATAAGTTTATCAAATGCTTTAACTCTAGCATTATGTCCTTCCTCACTATCAGGGGTCCACCAATAAGCCTTACCATATCTATCTTTAGGAGCCTCTAGAAACTTTCTATTAAACTCCGGAATCATGGCAACTATATCACGTTGGCTATAAATAGTGATTCCACGTTCGGTTCCTGCCATAGCATGTTCTATACAGAAACACATTCCCCAATATTCAGGGTGGGTTACAAATAATTCTTTAGCTTTTTTAAGAACACTTACAACATCTGTCATTTCACTTTAGATTTAGTTAGTTGGCCAATCATTTGATTTCTAAAGCCCTCAACTTGATGGGGACATATATTAGTAATCCATTCTTTAAAATATCTATGATATTTAGTATGATTACTTTTATAGAACTCTCTTTCCAACCAGTTATACAATTCTCTTTCCATATTCATTGAATTAGTAGTCTTATTCAGAATCGAACTGAAACCTCCATATCCGTAGTATGGTATTCTATCTGTTAAACTATAAGACTAAAGAATAGAGGGTGTGCTGTTACGCCAAATGCTCTGACTGAGTTTCACTCTTATCTCGTTTACCTTCCTCCGTCTATATAGGCAGTTTCAACATGAGTATTCTAAACGACATTATTACATTCATATACTTCTCGGCATCTGTAATAACTGAAGAGTGATCAAACCCTAATAACTTAGCTTTCTCAATTGCAACATGATTCATCTCTAGAGCTCCTATTTGGGGTCTAGTACCGATTTGTGTGTCCATAATCTTTATGCTTTCTTTTTAATAGAACCTGGTCTTGTAGTAGCCCTCTTGAATGTATCAGACTGCTTATCCCACCATGCTTGACGGTCTCTAAGACGTTGTTGTTTCTTCTTGTATTTCATACACATTTAAGTTTAATTCATTGCTAGCATTATAAGCAAGCTTATCAGCTTTCTCATTATACTCAGAACCATTATGTCCTTTGACCCATCTCACGTCTATAAGCTTATGACGTTCAATAGCCTTATCAAGTCTAGCCCATAAGTCAGTATTAGCTTTCCTTTTCCAGTTCTTAGTAAGAGTACCTACTATATACATGGAATCAGTAACTATAATGACTTCTGAGCTAGTTTTAATGGATTCTAATGCGACTATAACTGCCATTAGTTCCATTCTTTGATTAGTACTATTTACATACATTTTACTGTAGGAGAATACTTCCTTTCCATCTTCCACGATAACGAATCCTATTCCACCTTGGTTTCTAGCAGGAGAGTATGCTCCATCAGTAAATATCGTATACTTATGCATCAGCTGTAGGATCTTCAACAAAATCTTCGTCGGAATCTGTTTCAGCTTCTGTTGCTTTGTGAAGTAAATGTAATGTCCACATTCCTAATACGAATGCAACATACAGTTCATCCTCAGGCTCTTCATATGTAAGCTGATCTAATACAGCATTACATACTTCCATCAATAAGAAATCATCCTTAGACATTTCTTCATCAGATATCTTAGTCATATCATCTACATAAGGTCTAACTTTCTGTATAGCCATATCAAATGACTTAGATAGTCGCAAACCCTTATCACCAGCATCTATAGCTGCATGAAGAGGTTCTTGTAACTCATCTCTAAGATATCCTAATGCAAAGGCTCTAGTTATGTCTCCTTTAGCTAAATCTAAGAAAGATTCAGCATTAAGAAACTCATCAAATTCAAATTCGATGTCTTTAATGTCTATTAATTTACCCATTTGATTATTGAAGTAAACTTCCAATCTTATCGGCCATGGAAGTTGCTTTATTAGAGACTTCGCTAAGATTAGCTGTCTCAGTTTGTAATGAAATAATCTCTTGTTCTTTAGCTGCTTTCTCATCATCTGCTCTTTTAGCTACATCACGTAACTTATTAACAGTAGACTGAAATGCATCAATAATCTTGGAAGATTCTTCTGCCAGAGAAGAACTAGTAATCTTATTTACTTTCTTACCTATTATCATAAGAGTTATTTAGTTACAAGACTTAAGGGATGTCGCCATCAGAGGATTCGAACCCCTGCCACTACGCGTACTGTGGACCCAATCGAAACGATTGTTAATGGCGTTGGAGCAGTGATTAAGACTTATGTCCCTAAAGAGGTATGCTGCAACCACCCCACTCCTTGTACTTCGGAGCACATCTTATTCCATATGCTAGACTCTGCTTTAGTCTTCATCGCCAGAGTTAATTATAATCCAGTCTCTAGCCTGGTTTCATTTCCACTTGCTTAAGCTTACCACACTTAGTGCATACCAAAAGGTATACATGGGAATAAGGAATTTCTTCATCATTCATGTATACATTCATGTGCTTTAGTTCCTTCCAATTATGCCGACACGTTAGTTTCAGTATCCAATTCTTTAATAGCTCTTTCATATTACAATATTTTAGTCACTTTGCCAAACACGGATTTAGTCCATCCATTAATCTTACCATGATTGTTGCCTATAAGGACTCCTCTATCTCCCTTAGCTCTAACTAAGTGAGTATAATACCTCCCTTTAACTTTACAAAAGACAATATCTCCCACTTCTACTTTATCTAGGGTTACTGGACTTAAGACATGCTTTTGTCCCGATTTGATTAGAGGAGTCATGGAATTTCCTTTCTCTGAAGTTACGAAGGAGTTTCCTTCTGCCAACATCTTTACCTTGTATAGCATTAGCCATTAATTGCATTTCGTAAATAAAGTTTAATCTCTGTTCCATTCTAGAGCCGTTAGTTATTCTCTCAAACATAGATAAATGTCCTCCATTGCCACATAAACAATATTCCATTAAAGTGTCATATCGTTGTTTCTTAGCCTCTAGCTCGGCTTCTGGAATGGGATATCTCTTAAGTTCAAGACCTCTATATAAATCAACAAGTTCGCCCAATGTAGATGACAGTTTTAATAATGCCATTACATTGGGCGCACGATGCCTTTCACATTTATTGACGTATTCCTCTAAAGCTAAATCCCAGTCACCGAATACATATTTGACTTGTGACAATTCAATTTTAGTAACCTTTCTTAGAAATTCATAAATCTTCATTATTAACTGCTTTAGATGTTATTACCTTACTTTCAGTCCTTTCTTTAGTCTTGATAGCAGCTTTACACGCTTTAGCTTTCATTACTAACGGACAATCACAATACCCTGCTGGATTATACCAACAACAATAATCACACTAATGCATACAACATAATTTTAATTGTAGCCAGAACGGGAGTCGAACCCGCACGAGCACTTCTGCCCACCAGATTTTAAGTCTGACGCGTCTACCAGTTCCGCCATCTGGCCATCCTTATTATACAATACATGCAAGAAGAAGTAACATTATTATAGTTACTATCGATATGGAGAACATCACTTTAGTAAATTTATCATTGATGTTCCATATCATTCCTAGAACTGCACTTCCTAGGGACATTGCAGCTAAAGTTACCAATACACATCTTAAAACCATCATATTTCACACTGCTCTTCATTTAATCTATCAATCCAATTGATTAATAGACGATACAGCCATTTCATTTCCTTAATACTTTCTTTGCATATTCACCATAGGAACCATGTCTCTTCATAAACGGAGTTAGAAACCTATAATCGAATTTATAATCACATACATCATAATCGTTCACAATCTCCCTACTAGAAGAAATCTCATAGTCTAGGATATCTTTAAGTGTTAGAATATCTCTAGTCTGTTGCCTTTGGTGTCTCTTAACCCTTCGGTTATACCAATTGCGTTTAACTTTAGGTCCTTTAACAATAGGAATTTTACGTCTACTTCTAGTCATTTAATACATAATCACAATAAGTATCAACAAAATCTTTGGCTTCTTTCAAACCGCATTTGGTAGACTCCTTTACATGCTTAACTGCCCATATCTTACCGTCTTGTTTTACAACATCCTTCATTTTAAAGAAATCCTCAACTGACAAGTCAATTTCGTTATTGCAGCGCTTCTTATAAGCAAGCATAGCATCGTTGTACTCTCTAGGAGCTTCTGTCCAAGTGATTTGCTGGTCCAGGATAACTGTACAAGTTCCATCAAGTATATCATACTCTCTGGATTCTACAGTAAATTTGCCAGCTTCTAGCACCACTGTGTCTGTAGGGAATGGAATCATCTCTGATGAGATTGATACTTCCTCTATTGTCTTATCGTCTTTTACAAACTTTACGTACATAATCTTTAAGTATTAATTAGTAATGTGGCGAGAAGGTGACTCGAACACCCAACCTTGATATTATGAGTATCACGCTCTAACCAGTTGAGCTATCTCGCCATTAATAAGAACATAAAGCTCGTCGTGTTTACATCGTCACCAATGTAACCTTAATACCTCCCGTTTGCTTCACTGCCGGCTAGTTTGGCTTTGTCTCCTTATGTTCTTATGGATTTATAAGTTAACGATATTTATCGAATATGCTATCCGTAGCTTCAGTATCCCACATAGTAGCAATAATCGCTCCTATTTCATATGCTTCAGCAATCAATACCACTGCATCGGCTAATGTAAGCTTGTTATTATTTGCTTCAGCAAATTATCTGCCATAATTAAATAAGTTTTAAAGTTAATACTCTAGTAGGGTAGGAGAGACTCGAACTCTCACACCCGAAGGCATCAGTGCCTAAAACTGACGTGTCTACCATTCCACCACTACCCCATTACTGTTTTAGTAACTTAATGAATTCATCTTCATTTCCCTTGTAGTATTGCTGAAGATATGCTATATACACAGCTTCATTCTTAACTATTTGAGGGAATTTATTCTCAAACTCAATTACTCTCTCTTCTCCAACTACGCTAACATGAAAGCCTCTAGCATCATTACTAGGACTGCATAGCAACATAAATAAAATAACTATTAGATACTTCATTATAAATAAAAGGAAAGAGGAGTGTTGCCACTCCCTTTCTAGTTTTAACCCAAAGTCAGTGTTAATCTTTAAAGTCGTTACGACTATATTCGAAATAAGTTTCACACATCTTTAACGTCGTTTCAATCTTATCGGCCCCGAGCAATCCTATTAACCCAGCGGCTAATTTATCAGCAGGAGTTTCGATAACAGCTTTCTTAGAAGCAAGACCAACTTGACGTTGATAGGATTCAACACTGGTCTTAATATGGAACGATGTTACATGGGTCTCCTCAGTAAAGATAAGCTTAGACTTGGTAGATTCTACAATTTCGGCCATAAATGCCGGAGCAATCTGTGCTTTAGCAATGTAGTTACATACATCTGACAAGTCGTCGTCTACGCTATAACCTTCAGCTTCGGAGAATGTTTCACGAATAAACCTTTCAGCTGTTTCAGCATCAAGACAATCCATAGTAATCACAGAACCAATTCTTTTACCTCTTAAGAAGGTAGGTTCAATCAGCTCAATATGATTAGTAGTAAATAAAGTGATTACGTTCATATCTTTGGTATCGCCACCATCCAAAGTATTCAGAATATCCTGCATTGCAGAATCTCTGTTACCTCTAGTTACCTGGTCAATATCCTCTACAAAGACAATAACACCATGACCTGAACGGTCTACCACTTTACACATACGGAGAGTTTCAGCTAACAGAGAAGGGTCTTTTAGATATACGAATGACCATCCGTTGTTTACCGCATCTTTGGCCAGTTTAAATGCCAGTAGGGTCTTACCAGTACCATATTTACCTTCCAGTAAGCAGCCATACTTCAAAGGAATACCCTTTGCAATACATTTCTCTGGGTACAAGATTCTTGAACGAAGCGGTTGCAGCTCAAATTCTGTCTTCTTTGACAGAACCATAAACTGCTTATCGATACCGGCTAGAGTCATAATCTTCGGTTCACTCAGATTGGTAATTTCAAGTGCCTGGTTCTTATAGATAGATTCAGTTGCGAGCAATTCTTTAGTTCTTTCAACAATATCATCAATAAGAGATTGGTACTTGAATTGGCACTGACCTTTAACCAATAGTAAATGACGGTCGTTGTCATAGTTAATATTGATTTCAGAATCCTCACCAAGTTCTTCCAAAGAGATTTTACCAAAAGGTACTTTAGTACGAGAGCCATCAGCTAAGATAACATCTACGGTGTCAATATTACTGTTGCCGGAAGGACTCTTATCCTCCTTACTAACAGCAGAACCAAACACTTCATTGATAGCTCTATTCAGCTGATACACGCCATCTGGTTTCCAACATAGGAGTATGTACTTGAATGATGCCATCTTCTTAGACTGCTTGATTTCGCCTTCAATGAAGCCCAGGACGTCCGCGTACTTCATATTACTTTGGCACACTTCGATGATTCTCTGTTTCTGAGATTCCTCGTACTTGTTAACTCTAGCTGCTATAGCAGCGGTGGTTCCTTGCGGAATAATGTTCTTCGCCATTACTTGTTAGGTTTATTAATCTTATTTACTTCCTTAATAATTGCCTCGCAATTCTCTCTGGTTGTAGTTAAACAACCTAATTGAATGATTGAACCATCTTGAGTGACGGTAAGATTCTTATCATCAATTGTGGTTCTACATTCACTTCCCCTAATAATACTTTTAATCAATGGGTAGGGTAATGCAGTATTCTTACAGAATATTACATTCTTGCCTTCCACATAAATGACATCGTAGCCGTCAATGCTACCTACTACCTTCCTCATAAAAGATTCTTATCATCAATTGTGTGGGCCCAGCCAGACTTGAACTGACAACCTCAACATTATGAGTGTTTTGCTCTAACCAATTGAGCTATGAGCCCTTAATTCTTTAAGACTAACACAATTAATAGTAAGGTCTTATTAATAACAAACTCATTAACATATTAAAATCATAATTAGTAGTTGGACCACCAGGATTCGAACCTGGACAAACAGAACCAAAACCTGTTGTGCTGCCGTTACACCATAGTCCAATTACTAAGGGAATACTATGACTCCCTTACATACTCTTCATAAATATACAGTTCAAAGTTAGGTCTTATGAACATATCTTTGTCTGTAGCTTCGTCCCAATGAGTAACTATAACCTTCTTGCGAACGTTATGGCTAAACATAGAATCAATATTGAGACTATGCCTAAACAAAACTGGATCAAATTCTATAGCCCGGAAAGATTTCTGAAAGTCGTTAAATTGGTTGTTGGGGTCTACAACAGGTCTAACTGGCTTATCAGAAGGAAACGGACCGTTACCATGACGCGTTATGTATGGTCTAGTAACGTAATTAACCGTAACGGTGTCATTACATCCAATTTGTTTTAGTATTTGATGAGCATTCTGTGATGTTGTATTAGATGGAGTGCAATGGGGCATTATTCCGAATCTTTGGTCTAATAATATACCTTGAGAACCTTCAAAGATAAGATTGTCGTAATCTTCCCATATAGCTTCTAAGGTACTTACTTGGACAGTGTTGAAATATGCATTCACAGTTCTGCACCAATTATCCAAGTCAATTGATGGATATACACTATTCATGTGATAATAGTTATCTGCTATTGCATTAACTTTCTCTCTAAGAATATGTATATTCAAGCAATCTATAACCATAAGATTATACCCCGATTTCACTCGGTCTAAACACGTTTTAAAGCCAGTCCCTACAGTACCGTGACGTAGATTTACTACGTCGCTCACTTGAGAATAGACGTCGAATGGTACTATGACTTGACATAATGGATTATAAATAATTTTAGGAGTGATACCTAATTTCTTTAAATCCATTGCTTCAAGTGTAGAGGTTACTGGGTCTACAGTACAGTATTCAGACCAATATGTAGGCACTCCTAGTAAGGTTCCACTTCCAAAGTTACTAAATGTGTGCATAAGGTCTCTGTATTTAACAGTATGGCCAACTTGATGTCCACCACTAAACCTTATTACAAGTGAGTTCTCTGGATTCTTAGCACATATATTATGTACCGTCTGTCCCTTACCTTCATCGCCCATAAATGAGCCTAACACTATACTAATCATGATTTTAATAGAAATTTTGTTTGTCTTCGGTAGTTGTACTACTAGAAGCATCACTAGGAGTTTCTGCATACACAGGCTCCTCGTAATTGTCTTTAATTGCTTTAGCAATTACTTTATCCACTTCATCAGATTTGCACATTAGTACATTCTGTCCAAGTAGATTCTTCCAAGATTCAGCCACCCTTGTGCCATAACTGGCATTAGTAATGTGAATGTGGAATACATGGTACTGCTCTTGTGCTTTCCGAATTGCTTCATTAGCACTAATAGAACCAGCACCTTTTTGATACCCTAGAATTTCAGTTAAACTATTACCTGGGATTCCCTGTAGATTAGGTTCATCACCAATAGTGAACAAGAATCCTTTAGTGTGTCTTTTGAACCAAGAATCGGTTTCAGTGTGATATCCTGCAACTATGTGAGCTAATAAATAACTCTCACCTGCATTACCACCACCTCCACCTTCTATTACTAAGGACTCTAATGAATTTAGAATCTTCTCAGTATCAGACTCAAACTGTCCAACCTGAATAGGATATCTGTCGTATTCGTGGTCTCCAACTGCCATAAACAACAATTGAGGATTACGTACTCCCATTTGCATGACAGAATCCATAATCTTAGGTAAATGGTTCTTAATCATTTCATAAGGAGTATTCATCATTGAACCAGTAACATCTAGTGCAATGATTATCGGAGTAGAGTATGGATGTTCTTGTGAGTCACGACACTCACGAACTCCAACATTGACCATTTCAGCTTTAATTTGAGTATTAAAGCTACGTGCATTTACATTAAATGACGCTGCTGTATTACTAGCATTTACTGAAATGTTCTTAAAGAGCTGGTCACGCGATGCTTTAGCATATCCTCTATCATCGGATAAAGTGCTATAAGCAATACTACTGTAAACACCACTTCCCATAATTAATTATCTAATGGGTTAGTAATGTCTCCTTTTACATCATCCAAATTAATGGATTCTGTTGCATCAGCAGGAAATTCTTCTTCGTCTACCTGCATGGCCAAAGCAAGTTCAATCTTTGCAACACGTAACTTACGTGCTAATTCATGTCTTGTTCTCACCCATTCAGCCGGATTCAGATTCTCTCCCGGATTCAAAGAGTCTCTTGATTTAACAGCAAGATCATTATGCTTATTGATTTCTCCCTGAATACGGAGTACTTTCAACTTGCAGTCTTGAACGAATCTGTCTTCTTCAATTTTAGTCAATTCATACAGATTCTGTGCTCTTGCATCAAGTACACTCTGACCACTCTTACTCAATTTCTCTTTAAAACTGCTCATTTACATTTCACATTAACATGTTAACTTCATAAGCATCTCTGTGTGTTAAAAATAATCTAACAATAGCCTAAGATTATCATCGAGCCTCCTGCCGGAATCGAACCGACAACCTATCGCTTACAAAACGATTGCTCTGCCAGTTGAGCTAAGGAGGCAATTTCAGAAGACTTTGATATAAAACTATACTGCTGTAGTCTTCTTATGCAAATCAAAGATTGCGGTGCATACGAGATTCGAACTCGTGATATCCACCGTGACAGGGTGGCGTCCTAGGCCACTGAACGAATGCACCATAGAGCTAGCTTACCTACACTTAACTTCCGTTCCCGGACACAGGATTCAACTTCCGTTCCTAAGTGTATTGTCTCTTCCCGCCAGCTGAGGTATTCCCAATGTTATTGATAGGTGTCCATCTCTTCTAATAACTTGGTATGCCAATGAGACATAGCATAAATTGTTAGTATTCCCAACGGGGCTCGAACCCATATTTCCACCGTGAAAGGGTGCTTACCTAACCAGTTAGTAGATGGGAATATAAGAGTCATGAATAGGAGGTATAAGCGTAGTCTAAAACTAACTCAAAGGCTAAGACCAGCTGCATGAGCAAAGACAAAGATAACGACCTTTAAGGGATTCGTTTTTATATGCAGCTGTCAGTACATTTTATAAGTTAATATGCCAAGATCTGTGGAACAGATCTTAAAAATTGCTATAAACTTTTATACCTTTCCTATTCATGTAAAGAGAGATTAGAATCTAAAGCAATTCAGGTTCTCTACACCTCAGTAGCGAGAGCTTTCAGCTTCTCATATGTTTTAGCAAGAGCTTCTGGAATAACAATCTTAAGAGCGGCAATTTTACTACGCTCTTCAATTTGCCAAGTTCTGAACTCAGTTCCTTTAGTTTGCATTGTCATACTATAGACTTCACTTGCATCCTTATACTTACGTTCAAGTTCCAGATTGTGTTCCTCAACAAGCTTCTTGATTCTGTATTTGTACTTATTTAATGCTCCTTCAACATTTCTATGTTTCTGTTGTAGTTGCATATAACAATCCTCTACTAAATCAGAGCTAATTGATGGGACGAAATGATACATCATTGCATTGACGCCTTCTCCTACTAGCTTATTAGGCTGTACCATACGTTTCATCATATCAGTACGTGCCATAGAGAACGGTTTGTCTGGATGGATAAACTTACCTAGAGTAGCTGCTTCAGCTTCTAAGTTATAATATTCCATTCTTTCTGCAATAGAGAATGTAGCAATGGCATCCTTCTCATTCCACATAATACCTCTTTCAGGAACTTCGGGCATTTCGGAAAGATTCTCAAGGTAATCACATAAGTCAGCATTATCAATGAGGCTTAGTTCCTCATCCTTAGCCTTAATAGCTTCACGCATCCAAGCACAGAAAGTATTCATTTCAGCGATTTCTTCAAGAAGTTCTGGTATAGAAGATAGGTATTGTTCGTTTCTACCTTCAGTTAAAATGGAAGCTTGACCTCCACTTAACAATCTTACAGTACTCGTAATAAATCCCACACCCTCTAAGGCTCTGCGATTAGATTCCATACATTCTTTAGCCAAATTAGCTAAATGATTAGCGGAAGTAGAAGTAATTCCCTTCTCGCCAAAGAATACACGATTAATTTCCTTCATATAAATCCTTATTAATTAAGTTAGTACCGGGTACGGGATTTGAACCCGTGTTACATGTGTGAGAGACATGCGTCCTATCCAATTAGACGAACCCGACATCCATTATGCCTTCCAGAAAGTGAATTCTGCATCACTTCCTCTTCCTACGTACTTTACTCCGAATCCATTGGCTCTGTAAATAGGCTCTACGTCCAGCCAATGATTCTTAATAGCTTCTTCCTCTGTTATATTATCAGATGCTATATAGGCGATCACATCTGATTGTTTAAACGCGGAAGCCAGACCATTCCAATTCTTAACTATTAAAGTATTAAAAGCTAAGATAACCGCATCGGGTATAGACTTAAAGTCTCTACTCATCAATTCCCTTGAATTTAACACTTTCACCATAATTTTAGTAATTAGGTTAATAATAATTTTACAACTCTTATTAATCAGCGCGGAGGCAGCTGGATTCGAACCAGCGGGACTCGAAAGCCCGACGCCTTAGTGATAATATTAGGAATCGAACCTAATATTACCTAAAACTGTATCATATAAATAGTCCTCATAATTTAATGGAGTATTCTGATTAGTCTTCCTATATGGGATAGGGACATTAATACTCTTTCTACCATTAATTATCTCAACTGGAACCAGTAGCAGAATTTTAGATTCTATATTATACAAAGAGAAATAATCAATTTCTGATTTGTCATATACATGTACTCCAGTACTAGTAGACGATGTTAATCTCCATACAATAACGTTATCTTCAAATCTCTCTGAGGTTTTACATTGTATCTTGTTTAGTTTGCCATTGAATTCAGCTATCAAGTCCGCACGTTCATTCTCTCCGAATGAGGTGTAGACTGGTATACCTCTCCTCACAAACTCGGCTATTGTAACAGCCTCTCCAATGTTTCCGATTACTTTACTATTCATACATACATTATGCAGAGCGCTGGTATAGACCACTCACCCATACCTCCAATTACAGAAGACCTTGCTGTATCATTACTAATGCTGTTCGTCTTCTTAAGCTGTAAAAGATTGTTACTTCACAGCTTCAAAGTTGTCTTCGGTTGGATTATCCTTCTTATCCTCGACAAACATTTCTTTAAATGTCTTCTTAAAAGGAATACTCTTAAGAAGTTCAAATGCTGGGTTGAGATTCTCAGCTGTTTTAGCCATGAAGCTACCAGCAGTATTCTCATTACCATAAACAGTAACTTGTCCAAGATGAATATGTTCATACATCTCTGCGGATGCTTCAGCAATGCCTTTAAGCTGATCCACTGTCTTGTATTGAACAATCATTTGTGGAGTCATACCACATTCAATCATCTTCTCTACTGCCTTTGCAGGAGCCATTTCAACAGCAGTAATCTTGTCTGCTTCTGCCATCAAGGATGCTCTCTTACCTTCAGCCTCTGCAAGCAACTTTCTCTTAGTACCTTCAGCTTCGGCTTCAAGTTGCATCTGAGTTGCATTTGCCTTAGCTTCTGCCTCCTTAAGAATTTCAGCAGCTTTAGCTTCTGCCTTAAGAATAGCTTCTTGCTTTACAGCTTCAGCATCAATAATAGCTTTCTCCTTAGCCTTATTAGCGGGTACAATTACTGTTGCATTCAATTCAGCTTCTTTAGCTTTGGCTTCAGCTTCTTTAATTTCTGCAATCTTCTCTTGCTCGGTTCTAGCAATAGTAGTTTCTGCATCCACTTTAGAAATACCTGCAACCTATGATATTATGAATTGCAAGATAAAGATACCATAGGCAACTCCACCTACGATATAATACACATCACTCATCTTGTTAATAATTTAATCTTGTTAATAAATAGTGGGACAGGAGGGAATTGAACCCCCAACGCCAGGCTCTTCAAACCTGCGCTCTACCATTGAGCTACTGTCCCCTATTGCCTACTCATACGTCCTCACTGGATTTTATGCTTTATTACGCCAGCTAGCTTCGGACAACCTAACTTCTTCAGTGCTGTACAATCTTAAAGGCGCCATACAGACTGCCATCGCACCTACTCCCATTACCGTGTCACGCAACGTATCCACATCCACTTAGAGGAATTGCACCCCAACCACAACCTCGGCATTATAGTATCTTAATGAATAATAAACATTGAAACAAACTGGAAGATTAATTTTAAAGTTTATATTATGTCTCTAAGATACTAAGGGTGTTATGTCAGATTCGAACTGACGACCTCTTGAACCACAATCAAGTGCTCTAACCAACTGAGCTAATAACACCATATATGGTTACTCATTCTCGTAACCTTCACGCACTGCATTTGCAAATACTTGTTTACACATCTCGTATTCTAGAATGGCTAGTGCTAAGTCTTCTCCTACGTCTTCTACAAACTTGTCTCGGTTATCAGCCTCATCAAGTTCGTTTAGTACTGCTATTAAGTATTCTAGTAGTTCAAGACATCTATTGTAGTTTTTCTCAACTTTATTAATAATGGCTATCCTATCATTGCTTCTCTTATAGTGCTTATAGGTTATATGATTAGAGTACAATACTACCAATGCACATATAAGTGTGGTGATAGTAAATGTTTCATTTATGTAACACAAGACACTGTGAGTTATAGTGCCAACTAACACAACTGTATTAGCATAAAACATCCATTTTAAAGATTGGAAAGCTTTGCGGTGTGATAATAAATTATCAACTTCCTCTTTTACTTTGTTAAACGATTCTAATTCTTTCTCATACTGTTCACATGATACTTCAAGTAGTTCTTCACTCATATTATTCAATTTAGTTCGATAGTGGACCGTGTGAGATTTGAACTCCTCCTTCATCTTGCAAGGATGATGTGCTCCCGGATTACACTACACAGCCCGTGTGTAGCCACACTATCGTAGGGCTATCAACTCTCAACGTCCGACTGCTTACGGAAGGTTATTTACCGGTCTAATAACCTATTATTCATTTTATATGCTCTGTTACTTCTTAGTTAAGTACCTGTACACATCTTCGCTACTACTAGATACTACAATCATTGCACCTATCCAGGAGCTAATTACAAGCAGTGTCATAACTAGTAACATTCCAGGGTCGAACTCGTGACGTTCTTTATTTCTTTGCCTTACTTTGTACTCAATAATTAATCCGATTATGGTACGTAATAAAGTAGCAATGCATCCAGCCGAATAAATCCATAAGAACAACATACTACTTCTTTCTAAACATCACTATACCTGGAGATACAAATACTATAACTGCAACAACACCAATCCATGAAGTTATTACAAGAGTTAATTCCATTAATAAGTCACACAAGTTGTAAGTGTAATTAGAATTTCTCTTATAGTCACGATATTCATAGAAACACACAGCCATCAAAGCAACTACACATCCGATAATATAAGTAATCAGTATCATACATTTTTAATTATTAGTTAATAAGTACCCCGACTGCGATTCGAACGCAGATATGTGGCTTAGTATAAGAACTAGGAGTCGAACCTAATTCTTATTGTTATTAATTTCATTTTTATGGTAACGGTAAATTAATAACAGTGAGTTGCGGACTCACCAGCCGTATGAAGGCCACTGTTCTATCCCTTGAACTATCGAGGCATTAACAGAAGACATTGTAATCATATGTAACATGACACCTGCTGTATGTCTTCTTAGGCGATACTATGTTATGAACATAAAGCTATCAGTTCTTTAGTAGTCCTTTTATATTGCAATCTGTTATACCTTTCTCCCTTACATATTGCACAACTACAGGGAGTACTCATGGTTTTAAACCTAAAGGTATTCTTAGCATTATAAAGTTCAGTCCAGCTTATTGCTTTACGCCACTTATTACTGCTACAGATATACCAATGCGGAAATGACCGTTTAATCCTAGTAATATATTTCTGGTCTTTCTTTAGGTTCCTCCACAATTTGTTTCTGTGAATTCTTGATTCTTTCATGTTTAGTTCTTCCATCGTCTCGTCCATCGATATTAACAATGTCCTGACTTGGATTGTAACCAGTACCAATGAATTTCTTCATATCTAGTCCCGATAAATTGATTGTCTTCATACGATAATTAAATTTTAATAGTTAAATACACTGTGATACTTTAGCCAATCTCTATAAGCTTTAGCATCCATATTATAGGAATAATTCCAGTGAAACCTTCTCAGCTCCTTAATAAGTTCTGTTCGTATCTCATACGTGAGACGCACACCAGGTGCTGTATTAGATATGTAGAATTGTTCTTTAACAAATGAGAAATACCCGTATAATATAGGTGTGCGCTTTCCCTTAAACTTATTAAGTAGAATAGCATGCAAACGGCTGTTATCCTTGCTGTACTTCGTTGGATATAGTGTCACGTTCATTGTCTAATATAGCAACAGCTAAACTACAACCATTATACAATGTCCCAATAAGACGTTTAAGTTTCTTCTTCATCTTCCTAGGAAGTTTTGGAAGATTAACATTCATAAGCTCTTCAGCTTCTTTATGCCTGGCTCTAACAGCAAGTTCTAAGTCCTTAGGGACATCTTCAGAGTCAAAGAATGCATTCAATACCGGCTCCTCTGGTAACAATCTTATAACTCTGTAAGCTATTCTTGCTTTCTTATTGTTACTGAGCTGATCAACGTGTTTAAATTTCAATTTCATAATCTTTCATTAATAAATTAATAAGAGGAAGGACAGGGATTCGAACCCTGGGACCCCGAAGGGTCTACGGATTTCAAGTCCGCCGCATTAAGCCAACTCTGCCATCTTCATTTAGTGGAGAATACACTGCTATTAGAATTAATACAAATCCTAATAATAGTTGTAATATAAACTTAACATTTCTCATAATCAAGCATCTCCAGAATTAGCAATCCACATGATATACAGTAACATAATCCCACCTACGACAAATTCTGTTAACATAATCAAATACATTTAAAATTAAACATTGCGGCGAGTGCAGGATTCGAACCTGCGACCAATTGGTTAACAGCCAACTGCTCTACCACTGAGCTAACTCGCCATTTAAATACTAAACGCCATCTAGCATTATTAAGAAACCTATAATGGCTATCATAGAACCAATTATAATTGGAACTCCTATAATATCTCCTAAATTTACTAGTATTGGCAATAATAAAATCATGCATCCAATTAGAAACATGATAAGTCCTTTAATAAATCTGTGTGTCATAAAATCTATATATTTCCTACTGACAGGCGGCAGCATGATTATCCATGCGGAATTATCATGCCTGTGGGAGTCATTACATAAGTCTTAGAGACTTGAATGAAATACCACTTAACTGCTTTCTTAATTAACTTAAATAGTTTCATAATAACTCAGTTTTAGTCAGTAAATTAATAATCTAAAGAAACCACTCTATCTTCACAGACCGAGTGGTCGAATACAATTATCTGCACTTCAAGTTGCTTAATTAAAACATTTCCAGTGACTCCGCAGGGACTTGAACCCTGTTCTATAGATTAAAAGTCTATAGCATATCCATACATGCTCCGGAGTCATCCTACAGAAGACAGTAATTAAATCACACGAATAAATTGGCGGTTGCCAAGTCATGAAGTGCTGACGTCTTCTTATATTTCACTAAATCGAAGAGTGGGCGCTCGGATTCGAACCGAGGAATACAGATTTTGCAGACCTGCCTATTAAGCCACTCTAGCACGCCCACATGTCAATGGACTAATGTGAGGCGAAAGTGAAACAGTTTAATCATTAAGGTCTTAATGATTGGATTTAGTGAAACTAAACAAACATACAAATAAATCGTCTGGGTAGTGTGGCTCGAACACACGACATCTAGGTCCCAAACCTAGCATTCTACCTACTGAATTATACCCAGAGTGCGGAAGTCTAAATATGCTTGACATGGGTTATGCTGTAAGACTTCCTATTAATTCGAAATCAAGACGTGGGCAAGATAGGACTTGAACCTATGACCCCTACTTTATCAGAGTAGTGCTCTAGACCTACTGAGCTACTTGCCCATCCACAGAAGACGCTACCAATACTAATCATATAAGAGGCGTGTGCTGTACGTCTTCTTAAATAAAATAATCATTTATGGATTATATGGTTGCGGAGATGGGAGTCGAACCCAATATAACTAGCTTATATTTTCAACATTCCATTATCGTATTCCCAATGATGATTGGGGCATAACCCAACCAAATTGGATATGGAATTTATATCAGAAATAGTAGCATCATCAGCAAAGTCAGCAACTGCTTTAATATGGGCTACTTCCACATGATTAGTGTAACCACATACTGCACATTTAGGGGTTGGATTACTATCAAAGTACACTTTCCTAGCATGATGTTGAATAGAACTTCGCGCTGATTGCCAATTCTTTCTGTTAAGAAATAGCTCTCCCTTAGTTCTAGTCAGAAACGGGTCATAAGTTAATATATTAGGACTTACCTGTAGTTGGTCACATCGTTTGAGAATATTAGTTCTCAAATCTGAACCACTAGTCTTGTATCCTATTTTATTAATTATTTCCTCCCATCCTGTTGATGTGTTGATAATGTCTATGAATTGCTCATCATTTAGCTTATCCAGTAGAGTTTTACCCTTATTAAAGGATTCGCTTGGATTTATAGTTCGCTTCTGTGGCAATTCAATCCCCAATCTTTTAGCAGCTTTCTTGATAGCCGCACCTGTTACTGAATATCTCCTTCCTATTTCTGCATATGACAATCCTTCGTCAAATATTAAACGCTCTAATTCCTCTTTGTTGTATTTACTCATAATTAATAACTTTGTAACAAAGTTACGAACTACTTTTGATACGAACAAATCAAAGGTTCGATTATTTAAGGTTCGACTTTTATTGTCATCTTAGACATAATTTACATCCGGTATGAGACTAGTATGATTTATATATCCGTTTCATTCCTCCGCAAAGTGCTCCATACAGGATTCAAACCTGTGACACGTAGGTTTAGGGTCTACTGTTCTATCGCTGAACTAATGGAGCGTGTGGCAATGCTTTTAAGGTGCACCGCCTATTCAATAATTTGATTCCACTGTTCAAGTGTAAGTTCCTTGACTACTACACCATTTAACTCACATGGTTTATACTGATTGCCGCTCTCTTTTACAAGGATTAGCCATTCATAACCATGTTGTAAACTGTAGTCCTTTATAATCTCCTTAATGGTTTCGATACCAAATGGAGTTAGAATCCTATCTCCTACTTTATAAGTGTAACGGATAGAGGCATTATTAATGTCTTCAGCTACAACTTCAAATGGAGTGTTTGCATTCTTAGTAATGACTACATGTTCGTCATTTACACTGATATAGTAATCTCTCTTATAACTCATTCTCTTACTAATTTAAGTTTCTTGAACATACGACCATCATCTTGTAATGCAATTGCTGTTAATTGGTTATTAAGGTCTGGTTCATAGAATGAAGAATAGTCCTTATTTACTAAGTCCAGTCTTACTTTCCATTTGTCCAAGTCTGCATATAAGTAGATTAAGTAGTTATTGTTCCAATTCTGATTAGGATGTTCCAATAACCACTGTGCTACTGCATGACCTCCTTGTACACAACCATAAACTGCATAAACCACCTTTCTCGGAATCTCTAAGCACATACTTAATACCTGGAATACCAGGACCTGATACCTTATAAATGGTTAGTTCGTTAATAAATTCATACTGCACTCTGTTGATTTTATAATCTCCATTAGTAGCAGCAGACTCATTAATTGATGCTTTACTTGTGGCTGCAAATAATGCCAAGAAGGTAAATACTCCACATAATCCACCAATAACACCTGCCTTAAATGATGTCTCTTTCATAATCTCATCTATTATTAATAATGAGCGGGATAACAGAATCGAACTGTCATCTTCAGCTTGGAAGGCTGTTATAATAACCATTATACGAATCCCGCAGTTTACTTCTACTATTCTCGCGAACCATAGAAGGGTTTGCTGAGCGAATGCTCAACAGATGTTGTATTTAATTATCGCAGTGTGGGGTGAGCATGGTAGGATTCGAACCTACTCAGCCATAGGCACTGCATTTACAGTGCAGCCCAGCTCTCCAACTCTGGCGCATACCCAAATCACACAATCCATATTAACTGATGAATTGTGAGTGCAAAGATAAGTAATCCTTCTCACATATAAAAGTTAATATGTATTAAATACAACATGGGGAAATTTAATTGGATATAGACTTACTATCTTCACAGACTGTAAGCCTTTATGACCATTTCCAATAGTTGCTGTTTTAAGTAGTAATGGCAATGACACAGATGCAACTATCGGAAATTCTTTATGAGTAATTTAAAACTACAGTAATAATAGTCAGCTAGGTGGGATTCGAACCCACACCACTTACAAATTATGTAAGTCTTCTAACTTAAATTACTAGCCTTACCGCTCACAGGCATCATTCAAATAAATCCCATCTAATAGATTAGATATGTAATTAGACTGTCTTTGATTTGTAATGCACTTCTAATTACATAAGGAATTTAATCTTCTAGCCTTGTTGAGTGGACACAGTGCGCTTATTATAAATTGGCTTCTCAGCCTTTGCAGGCTTACTCTGCACGCTTGCATTCTTTCTCGGTGCGTCCTTCTCTAACACCATCATATTCAAGAGTTCTTGATTCATCATGTAATCGAACAACTCTTTAGGCGTACTAGGATTCTGGAATCTCTTCTCTCCGGTTATAAATCCAGCAGTGGACTGACTTAATCCGTTAACAAAGAAACAGTTAGAAACATTGCGAATCAATTCAACTTTAGGCTTAGTCTGTTTAGAGGCTAAATGCCAAATAATTAATTTAAACTGTTTAACAAACTCTTTGCTAAATCCAGCTTTTAAGAGTTTAGATTTAAATTCAATGAATTGTTCACTGGTGTTTCTTAAATGTCCCAATGCTCCGCTAATTACCAAACAGCCATTTGGAAATTCACCTTCCCGAATTCCTCCAGATTTAATAGATATAAGCATATCTGCAATCATAGACAGAGTTGGACTATTTACTAAGGCTTCCTCAGTATCTGAAATCCACTTACTAGTAGGAGTTGTACCTTCCCACTTACGTAAATCACATCTATTGTTGGCAAATACACCATACATGCCAGAGAACGCTACAGGCATTAATTCGGAATGATACATAGCATAAGCCTTACCAACACTATAAGCAGAAGTTTCAGTAGCTTCTATCTCAGAATAAGCAGAATTACTAATGTCTCTAATTACTAATAGTGGTGATACTTTCTTTAGCTTAGCATTCTTCACGAATGTATTAAAACTAACATCTATAGAAGAACCCATGAATTCCGGTACGAACTCTGCAATTTTATCAAGCCCAAATGGCTTAAATAAATTATGCACAAATCCGTCATTACAGGGCTTTCTACGAGTCTTCAGCCATTTCTGATACTTCTCTGCAAGACCTTGTTGTTTGAGGAATTTAGAGCCTACTAGCAGTGCTAAAGCCTTTCCTGGAACTGTATCAAAGTCAATGTCGAGTAATCTCTTATGGCTTATTAATTGCTGCCATTTCATAACTGTACCGCTGTTCTTCATCTTTCTATACTTACGATAAGATGAATAGTCTCCTTCCTCTTTCGGTTTACCATAAAGGCCTTCAGCTAGATATTTAGCAACTATGTTACGGGCTTTCGCCTCATCTGTCTTACATATAGTATTAGCTCGAACTCTAGGAAGATACTTCTTTACTAAGTCACATGTTTGCCCTTCTACTAAGCCAGCATAAATAGTCTTTCTAAAGAAATCCCAATCTAGTCTATGCTTATATCCATGTAATTGAGCATCCATTACTAACATATTAATAAAGTCCTTCCAGTATCCTGCTGCCGCAAAGTAAGGCATGTTGGCATGGAATGTAGATTTATGATATGTTGCCAACCACATCATTCTTAATAAACCTTCATTCTTTAGACCACCTCCTCGCTGTGTGTCTAAGTAAATAACTCCATTAGGAGTAACTACTCTGCATTTACGTGTAATAAGTCTTACATAGGCAGTAAATTTGACACACAGCTTTGGATTGGCCTTCCATAGTTCATACATATCTTGACTAACGTCTTCATAAGAACGTGGTTCAAGATAGTGCGCAAGGTTTACGAATTGGTCCACAAATACTTTAGTAGGATTTGTATACCTTCGTCCCCCACCTTGAGAGGGCTTAGAGCAAGCCTTTTTAGGCCTTTCATTCATTTCCATCTTGTAAAATTAAATTAGCAGGTTAATCTGAGAGTTCTTTATTCTAATTGATAAAATGGGACACATAGACATTGAGCCAGCTTAATACAACTCGCTACTTACACACTACATGCCCCATATCAAATGAGGAAAGAGGTTCACTTGATGACCTATCTACGTGCTGATTATAACGTAGACCGTGCAGATTCTCTCTTACACAATACTATGATGGACTCAAACCATCTCCACCCCCTAGGTGAACTTTCCGTTATTCGAATAGTACAGGTTTCAACTCTTTATAACGCCTTTAAGTCAAAGTATACTCAGGAATATACTCTTAGTTCATCAGACCAAGTTTGCGCTTAGAATTATCTAAGATTAAGTTACCCTATTAAATATGCAATTTGCAAATCTACGGATGTTCCGTTGTCTTCTAGAGTAACCGTTGTGGATATTGTTTCCAGTTGACCATTATTAACGATAGCACTTCTAATCTCATGTGGAGACTCAATGTGCAAATAGCCTTTACCGTCCCAAGCAGGTATATAACCTCCTCTCAAGATATTCTTGGAGGGAATGCTCTTATAGTAGAAGTCAGCTGTTCTATAATGTGCGAATGATACAGTGATTGGAACATCAGAAAGGTTGCCTATAGTAAAACCTCCCAATACAGTTGCCAATTTAGTAACCTTCTCAACATAAGAAGTTCTGCCAACTACTTGCAAAGAAATCTTCAAGCCTGGAGCGTAAAACTGCTTAACTCTGGAATTAATATCCTTTAGTGTTTGAAGTGATTGCAGTTCTGAGATGTCAATATAATCCTTCTCAGATTCTTCATCGCCAAATACACAAGCTACCGAGATTGGCAGGCTTTCATTTATAAAGTCTGTAATCCTAGCAATTGCTTTGGTTGTGATTGGCTCATTTCCCATTCTAATTCTATTCGTAGCATATAAGATATGCGCTACAATATCTTGTAAGGGAAGTGATTGATTCTCTTTAGCGAAATTGCTGTCCATATCATATAGATACTGACAGATGTGCACCCCAAATTGGGATTGACTACTAATTGTTAATTTCATAAACTTGCTATCTTCATATACATATTAAACCATGCTTCAGTAGTGTCCTTGGGCTCTTCCCAAGTTGCAGCTCTTCTTTTAAGTTTTACTATGAACTTAGTAAAAGGAATGCCAAGTCTTGTACGTGCTTTCATCCAACCAGTACTGTGGTCTCTAGCATATACAGATTGAGTTCCTAATACTTCTGAGATTAATGACAATTCATCCATCATAGCCTCTCCTAATTCTAACTGAGTTTCGTTAATTAATAACTTACCGTTGGAGAATGCAGTATTTAAAGATGCTCTTGTCCTACCTCCAGAAAGAAGACATAAGCCAGCCTGTACTGCATATTCACCATTTCAGACTTAAAAGCTTATCAATGAATGAAAAAATGAATAGCACTGCAGAATGTTAACGAAAGAACTCCTTAAGCAACTCACATTGCTCATTCATGAACTTTCGTCTAACACTAGCACTATTAAAAGAAATAAAATGATAGTCGAATCGAGATGTTATTGGAATTATATTGTTACCACACCTAGTGACGCAGTATTTATAAGTTCCATCCTCCCAGTCAGGTTTCCAACCTTCGTTGTACATATCAAGAGCAGTCATTACTGCATTGAATATTTCGGCATGTGACATCAAAACGGGTATTGTATGTTAGATTGTTTACGCATCCAGCTATATACTATAATCTCTGGTTGTATATCCTTAATAAGTTCAATGCAGGATTCATAAGACATCGAAGTGGTTATTACAGAAGGATACTTAGAAGTGTATACCCATTCCTCAATAACTTGTTTCATGTCTATATGCTCATCATAAGGCCATTTAAGCTCTGCTTCAATATTGTCTCTAATACGTTCCAGAGACACATAGAGCCTAATACCATACACATTAGTAATAAGGAACTTAAGCAGCTCCTTGTTAAATTTGTCTACATCACATATAAGGATGTGAGAACCTTCTATAACTTTATGCATAGTTGATAAATAAGAGAGGCAGAGTGTTTCACAACATGTCTGCCTTAGATTTGTAAACCTATTATTCAGTCATTAGACTAGAATCCATGTTTAGCCTTGAATAAAGTATCAAATACTTCTCTTAGTTCGGATACCACTTCTGGAGCTTCAATACCGAGTTCTTTCATCTTATTCTTAATGACGTCTTCACGGAAGTCCTTGGTATTATCCATCGCTTCTTCCAAAGCTTTATCAAACATATCCGGGTCTAATTTCTTTAGAAGTTTAAGTATATCAATGCCTGATTTCTCAGTAGTATCATTCATTCCAAAGTGTTCCTTATAGGCATCTATACTTGTATTCAATCGGTCAAATGCCTTTACTAACATGGCAGCGTCTTCTTCAGTAATAGCAAAACCACCATTCTTGTCAGTAAGTTCAGGGCTTTGGATACAAGGAGGCTCACTCATTTCCAGACAGAATACAGGCTCGTTATCCTCTCTAAGGATATATACCGTATGTTTGGTATCTCTTGTGATACCTTTTCCAACTCCCCATGAAATACCTTCTTCGAATGATTCTGTCTCATCAAGAGCTCTAGCCATGTGAGATTTAATTTCTCCTATAACTTCCTCATAGTTGCGTTTAGGAGTTTCATCCACTTGAGGTCTTTCTGACGTTAAAATTTCTTCTAATGTTCTCATTTCTTGTTAAATTTATTAATTGATTTACTATCTGGCATATACCAGATACCTACGGCTGTCACAATCATAATGGTTGCTGTGATTAATGTAAAATCATCAGAAGCCATACATAACATAAATATAACACCTAATGCTAGTATTATATCTATGATAATATTATCCACCTTCATAATTATTAGTATTGATTAAGAGTGACACTCCACCGCCTGCCCTCGGTGAAGTGTTTCGTCGCAATTTCCAGTGACTCATCAGACTCTCTTTAGATGGAAAGAATGCTGATCAGATAGTTGTAATTAGAGATATCTTGTCACAGGCTATCTCTACAGCTATCATAGGTTTATGATGTACTTTGTGAGTAACATCAATTAAAGCATTCTCTACGTGTTTTAACTGGTCTCTATTACTACCAAGACCTAATAGAACTGCATCGTCCTTGAATGAAATGGATTGGTGATTTACATTAACCACCTGTCCATCATTAAATTGCATTCTAGATAACATCGCCAATCAGTTTAAACAGTCCTTTCCAGAAATATCTAGGAAAGTCACCAGTAAATTTCACATACGTAGCCTTATCATCAGACTTATAGCAGATTCTGACTCTATGGTGATCAATGAATGCGTAGTGAGCAGAACCGTCAGCTAATTCAAACATAGCTTTGCCGAATTGGGCCATATTGACAGGTCTCCACTCACTGCTGGTCTCCTTATTATAAGAATTGAGAACTGCGTCAGCTGTAGCATCAGTAGGAATACCAGTTCGCATATCAATGATAACACCGTTATGTTTAGCTACTATGTAATTACCTTTAAAGTTAAAGTATAATTTCATATTTTTATTTGGTTACATGAACATCATATGAAGGATATCCGTGAGATTCTAAGACTTCAATAATATCACCAGATGTAAGTTCCTCATCATACAGATTTGGAACATATTCAAACAGTCTAGCATGTATATCATCCTCGTCTCTGATGTTGTCTATAATAGCCTCACGAATGTTCTTAGTAAGTATTTCCTTAAATTCTTGCATCAGTTGCCCTTTAGTACCATAACGAGTGGTGCCTATAAACATATTGCAGGTATAAGAGAATACATTAAAGTTATCAATAAGTTCTCTGAGGGTGTGACGCATCTTATTTGTTGCCTTAGTCCTCAATGAGGCTATTAATTCAGATTCCTCTGGAGACAAGTCAACCTCGATACGTCTATTACCTACATAAGCTTTAGTGTAATCCAAACTGAACTCCACTATAAGCCTTCTGCCATTCCTTGCAACTCCTACTAAGCTGAGACAGTCGGTTATTCTATTACAGCCAATTTCAACCTTATCAAAATGAGCGTTCTCTGGCACCTTTGCATCTGTAAGGTTCATAACAGCTAATTCTACCATTTCCTCCAATATCTTTCTGGCTGCACCAAATTCAGAAGATTTCTCAGCTTGTTCATTCTGCTGCAATAAAGCTTTGTATTTATCTACATCTATCATAACTTGTTTTATTTAAATGTCACGGTATACGAAGTAACAGACATGTTACAAGTATTTAACTTATCCACCTGAGTTCCAGTTCTTTTAATATAAACCTTATATGGACCAGTTAGTAATATTTGACCTAAACACTTGGCTTTGAATGTATCTAATGGCATTGACTTATTATCAAACCATACAGTAGCATCCTTCATAAGTGAACCAGTCTCTAGGGACATGAGTTTATTTATATAATAATCCTCTTTAGCCTTCTTTATTTCCCATAGGTCTTCATTGGGATCAGTAATAAAGGTGTTTAGATTACCGATTTCAGAGATTGGTATTTCTTTGACTACTACAATTCTTCTAGGGCTATTAGGATTAACTACTTCGAAGCGGATAGTACTGCCAAACGCCGTGGACAAGTCTACTAATGCCTTCTTAGTAAAGCCACTAAGTCCAGCTACTCTAAAGAGTTGATACCGTAAGTCGAGGACATCTGTCTTCCATATGCCAGGTTTGTAGTCCTTACTAGCTGCTACTTCAATCATACCTAGCCACAGTAATCCTTTAGCTGCGAGGATTGCATTAGCTTGGGTTACATTAATAATAGCATAAAGCTTGTCATTAATAAATAATGCTCTCTGATTAGGTTGTAAGGGCTTTGAAGATCTCACTTCTATGCCATAATTATACTTTAAGAACAACTTACTTGCTATCCAAGAATCCATTCTTGTTCTATCAGCTATTTCACAAAGAGCCTCTTTATATGCATCACAAAGGTCTTGCCATAAATCTTTGCGTTTTAATACAGTCTTAAGACATTCTAAGTTCTCGTTGAAACTACTCATAAATAAATTGGCAGTTAACCTACTCACTGCCAGGTTTTAGATATTTATTCTTCTTCGTCCAAATCAGACATGTCATATTCTTCCCAGTTCTGCTGTTCTAAGAATGGCATTGACATATCCATTCCAAATGATGTGTTAATTCCACCGAAAGAAGCAGGCATTCCACTAATACGCTCTTCAAAGAACCAGAACGTATCATCCACTTTAGCGGCATACATATATTTGCCAGTTTCATCATAATCATGAAATGACTTCTCTACGTGCTTTGGATAATAAACTTTGATAGTGGGCTTAGTGTGCATTGCTTGTGCAACTGAAGATGATGGATATTGCAGTATAACTGCAACCTTACCATTTACTCTAGTAAGGTCTACAATCATGCTTTTGAAGGGAGCAGTGTTAACTACAATACTATAGTTTGACTCTCCAACTTCATGCTTATCTGGGTCGAAATCCGTCTCAATGGAATAGAACCATTCCATAACCTTCATTGCATAATTCTTGTGTTCGATGTTATATTTTTGCTTAGACATACTTTATTTAATGAGTTTACCTATACACTCACGAGGTTTTAGTGAAATATTTAATAATAGCTACCTCAGCCGTTAATTTTGATTAACATGTCATTGTCAGAAAGGATATCAAGTTGCACTTATTCCTCAGCCGTCATGATAGATTCCGATTTCTTTGAGCTCCATGGTTCCAGATGACAAATCCAAGTAACCTTACCACTGTTGGAGATTGGTTGCTTGTAAAGCGATATCAAAGAATCAGGATGTCTCTTTGCATACGTCCTGCCAAATTTAATAGCATTGTAAGACTGAAGAGTAATTTTAAGTGGTGTTAATTTACCATTTACTAATTCAGTTACTAAGAAGAAATACTGTTTCATAATCTTGTACAACTTACCTATACGTTGTGAGGTTCTAATTGTTAGTGACTAATTAGTTTCAGCTTGTTTAGCTTACTTATAGCATCGCCACGTAAAGGCTTAGTCATGATGCCGCTCCCATCACGGGAGAATGAATAATTTTAACTTACTGTATTTATTAATTTAAATTTAAACGTAAAATAGCATCTTCCTGTGCCACACTCCTTTGCCTTATCTCACGATAAGACATCTCTCCAGTATCAAGGTCATACTGTTTGGTATAAGAGATGCTCTGCATTAGTCTCCGGGCGTACCCATTATGATGCTAAATAATATAAAAAGAAGATTTATCATAGAAGATGTGAACCAGAGTAGATTCGAACTACTAACCTTTCTCTAGACGAGAATGTTCTTCCGGAAATTGAACTACTGGTTCTAGCCCAAGCCTATTTCACAACAGACTTGGGCTAAAGTAGATAATAACTTATATATTATGACACTTATTTGCATTTTACAATAAAGAAACTGGTGCCCTCAATGTCTTGGGAAGTTATTGAGAATTAATTCCATAAATATCCGTCTTTACAACGGATTCCAGCACATTCTTCACGGAAATCATCATAACAATCGGGACGTCCGTTTATGTTATACATGATATCAAGATTGAAACCACGATCATTTAACCATTTCTCTGTTTCAGCTTTGGTATGAGTATGTGCAAACTTTTTGAACATCTGTTTGTCTTCTTTTGTATACATGATATTATACACTTTACCTAATCAGTGTGAGGTTGAAAGTTAGTAAAATGCCTGTCTTTCCAGGCTGTCACACAAACTCTATGCATAACTCATGTTTGTGAAACACAAGCTATGGAACGTTCCTTTAGCCGATTACCCACACACCCCTACGTACAATGGTGGAACGCAGCTTTCGCTACGATTAACAACTCTAGCTTTCTTCCCCTTCTTGGTTCTCCGTCATTACGGTTTGTATTATTGAAAGCGTGGAGGAATGGTCCTCACATTACTACTTAAAAGCAACGTGGTTTCACCATTATTTACTCGCAAATACATTTTCTTTGTGAGTCTATCATGTGGACTCCTGCTTTAACGCATGAAGCAGGAACGTTTCAATTTGGGCATTACACGCATTATGTCCATTTTGCATGTAGAGGATTCTAAGCATTTGCAACTACTCAGAAGAGCTAAATGCAACTACTCAGAAGAGCTAAACCCGGTTGCCAGTCTTTACAGCGCTGGCTTTCTGTTTATACTAATTCCTCATCCCAGCTGTAATCTTTGACATGTGCCAAATTGAGTGATAAATCAGCCGATGATACTACTGTGTATACTTCCTTTGGTTCTATATCTTTAAGAAGTCTACATACTTGCAAACCTTGTTTAAGGTTATCTGCGTACATTATAGGAATGTATGAAGTTAAGCTCGTTGCTATTGCTACTGTTACCATAATTGTTGCGCGGTTGACCTACACCACAAGGTTTAAAGTTAATTAATCAGACCTCTACATGTAGCAGAGGTTTCGTCCAGTCTCATCAGTGATTATTTTATAGACTCCTGGTTGTCTTATTAACGCTTCTTCTTTAATTCTTGGAAACGCTTGCGAGCTTGTTCGCCTTTGGAGAATTTCTGACATGTTGTGATTGTCATATTACCTGTAGATTCTTCTACATAGATAGTCCAATCAAATGCATGTGTACCCATTAATGTAATGGTTCTTCCCCACTTATCTGTGATTTGTGCTCTTACTGAAGATGTGCAATTCTGTTTGTTGAAACGTTTCATAACTTTATACTATTTACCTATACATAGCGAGGTTTTAAGTTAATATCTTGTTATTTATTTGTCATCTCAGTTGTAGGAACTAACATATACTTTATTAGCTTATAAATGCCATATCCTACTTTCTGAATGGTAAAGTATCCAGTAGCGTTGTCAATGATAACTGGATTAAGATTATATCTTATTCCATTATGACTATATAGTTTATTGCTACGTACTGTACCATACACAGTTTTTAATGTGAATTTATTGTTCATTTATGTAAATTTCTACATACTATGATTATGAAAGTAGAACATCAAAGCGTAATAAAAAGTAAGACACACAATACTAATATTGTATGTGTGCCTTACTTATAAAGCATTATCTTTCGATAATTGCCGTTACGTTAACATTCATGGGTGCACCGTCACGAGTTATTGACTCAAATGTTTCGATATGCTTAACTTCCAGCTCTTTTCCTTTGAGTTGTTGCAAACCATCGTCCACCGTTCCGCTCTCAAAGTGTTTAAATACGGCTTTTGCTTTGTCGGCTTCGTCTAACAAATCTACGGGTGTTGTTCTTGCGCGTGTTTCTCTATCCACAAACACACGGTTTAAAGTAGATACAGCAAGGTTGCGGGCTTCACCGTTAACCGTAACAACAACTTGCAAGAATGGGTTACCGTTAACCATGTTTGCAGACAAAGAGCCATCAGCCAACGAAATGTTATCTGGCATTTTGATAACATCACCCACCTTTAAGGCTTCTGGATTGACACCCATACGGTTAAGTAGTTGGTTTACCGTTTGAGCTTTGATACCCAAACTTGCAGCCGCTTTACGATTGATTTCTTTAACTTTACTTTCGTTCATAATTGTAAATAATTTAGTGAAACAAATAATAAATGAAGCGAAATACAAAGATATAAATCTTTTGTTTTCCTCCAAAGATAGGTGAGGGGTGTTAGGGGTAACACACCT